AGCGAATACTTCCACTTGCCGTTCTTTGTGCTGAAAGACCAATACTGCTTGATGAATGACCACTCATGGGGTGTACTATATTTCATGTCCATCGGGTAGAGGAACTGGCGGATACCTCTGTCTATGATCCCATCGACTGTAGTTAGATTCGTTCCAGTCGGAACAACACCATTGCTAGTTAAAGCAAGGAAGTTTGAAACCCGTATTCTCAAATCATTATAAGGAAGAGTTAATTTACTCATTACAAACCTCAAAAACGCTTAAATCATTGTGTAACTCTCTATGACAATTTGAACATAACAAAATACATTTATCTAATTCTTTTTTGAACACAACCCACTTGCCTGTTTTTAATTTACTTGTTTCACCTTCTTTTTTACATGGGTCTATGTGGTGAAACTCAAGCGCCGCTAAACATTTATTGTATCCACAACACGAACACTTGCCACCTTTATAATCAACGGCTTTTTGTTTGTTCTTTTGTCTTCGTACAGAATTTTGTTTAAGTCTCTTTATTTTTGATTCAGGCCGCTTTCTCCACTCCTTTTCATACGCCTTTCGTTCTTTTTGATGTTTTCGAGCATATTTTCTTTTCTTAATCTGTATCTGTGTTTTGTTTTCAGAGTAGTATTTCTTTTGTGCTGCTATCTCGCAAACTTTACAACGGGCTTTTGGTCGGGGTCTATCTGACCGCATATAGAAATTATCCCAAGATTTTTCCTTATGGCACACAGAACATTTCTTGGTAAGTTTTGCCATTGTCGTTCCTTAAATTGGGAGCGGGAGGAACGCACCGCTCCCCGGAGACAGAGTCTTAATTATTACCGTCCGGTTCTTTCTTCTTCGCTTCCTTCGGTGTGTCGTCACACTTTGTTGCTTCTGTCACAACTTGCATCGACTGTTGTAGCACCACATGGTCTGTTCGTGTGCCTTTGAACTCAGAACACACCTGATCCAGATTACCTAATGCTTCTTTGATTTCCATTTCTGTCTCCTTAAAATGGGGAGAGCCAGATTGCTCTCCCCGTGTTCATCTGATTAACCGTGATCCGACATCATAAACAGCGGACCATTACCACCGATACTACCTGCGATGGCATACCCTGCGATTTGCGAACTATTCGCAGCTTGAACAGTAACACCTAACGCGGTATTGATGTCTGACACATTGCCATAGTCGTGCCACCAACCACTCGCATATCCGCCAGAGTTGCCGAAACTACCCTGCGGAATAGGCCAACAAATTCCCTTGGTCTGGAGCCAGAAGTAATTGGCTGCAGCCGAAACTACGGTAGTGGGGACACCAGCCTTTACCTGATCCCTCAGTAGAGACTCAACCATAACACTCCAGGGGTTCGCATAAACCTCTGATATGTGAGTACCAGCCACGATGGCTTGGTTAAGTTGGCCGTCTAGCTGAATGGTGAACGCTGCTCCATTATCAGCAGCGTTATTGCCAACGATTCCTCTGAGTGTGGTCTCGTAGTCTGTGGCACCGTCCATGATAATCACATATCCACCACGCAAGAAATCAGCAGTCAGGGCGTCATGTGTGCCAGCAGCAATTGTGATCTCCGTTGAACCAGCATCATGGGATGTGGCAAACGCAGTGTACCCCAAATAACCACTATCAGAGAAAGAGCACGCCCTTGACGCATAGAGAGCAGTAGCCCCAGTAGATTTGGCGTACCGATACTCCCTGCCGTCTGCCAATACAAGGCGATCACCAATGTCGAACTCCTTATCCTTGGTAGTCGTCGGGGTCACATACAAGAAATTGATATTGGGCACCTGCGTCTCGTAGATACCCTTCTTGAGAGTATCATCGAAATGCTTTGTGTAAGCAAAACCTTTAGCCATTTTCTTATTCCTTAAAAAGTGTTGTCACTCGATTACGAACTCGGATGTTGAGACACGAGGAAACCAGCGTTCTGTGGATCATTGCACCACATCTGATACCGGATGTAGACGAGTCGCTGCATCACAACAGCACGAGTCGGATCAGTGCCAGTGAGTTCTTTGAAGTTCCAGTTCGAGTCAACGACCGGGAAGATGTTACTGTGGTTAAGACCGAAGATCGGGTCCGTGCCATACAGTGACGTGCGGGCTGTGTCGAAGAGATCGACATACGCGAGCGGGATGCTCCTAAATGTGGGCGTACCCCAATGCGAATCTTCACGATACCCCATTTGATCGTCGGCCTTTGCGTAGAACGTGTTTAGTTTGGCGATCACGTTATCAGAGGTGTACATCGAAAAGTCGAGCAAACCGTTCTTGCCCTGACTCGGGTCCATTGGCACAACAGGAGCCTGGAACCCAGTCTTGCGCACAGCACGATCCAACAGCGTGAGCAGAGACTCATCAATGTTGCCCAGATGGTCAGCGTAATAACTTGCCCACCCAGAGTTGTTCGATGCGGACGAGTTCAAACCCGCCGTATCATAGGCTGTACCGGGGGTGCTGCCGTCGTTGTAGCGGGACTGATAACCAGTCCAACCACCAGTACTGGAAGCAGTGCCAACTCGGAGCCAGGTGTTAATCGAGTTCGGGCTGAGGGAATCGTTTGCACCAGTAGGCCCAGTAAGCATCGAAAGATAAACACCTTCAAGGATGTCCTTCATCGCAGATCGGTACTGAGACGCTAGTACATCATAAATCTTCTGGGCACCGCTGTTGAGTGATGTTTCCATCGTGTTCCAAAGCATACCGCCCTTACCCTGACGCCAGTTGGCTGTATACCGCTTCTGGATGTTCACCTTTTTGAGTGTGTCCTGGTCCCAAATACCAACCAGCTTGAAGTTATCCTCTTTGTCAAGAGTGATATGACCCTCAAGATAGTCACCACTACTCTCTTTGGCCGCGTGCTGCCAGAACTTGTTGTACAACTGCCATCTTCGATACGCGAACGTAGCCAAGGCGGGTTCTTTGGTTATGATATTCTGGAGTGTTGCATTCCAAATATCTGTTGCGAGACTAAAATCAGTAGCCATAATTGTGTTCCTTTATTCTAATCGTGTATTTCATGTCCGTGCCTCCGTGCTACTTCTTGAATGACTTCAGCACCAGACAAGTCTTTGCCACCACCTTCAGCTACTCCTTCGTGGCTCGAACGTCTACCGCCCAGCATCTGTTCATTCTTCTTCAATCCTTTTATGACATTCCGTTTTGTTTCTACCCCGAGGTTAGCACCCTTATAGGCATTCAGGGAGATTTCCAGGACATCACCTAGTACTCCAGCCTCTTTGAGTTGCCGTGCCATACTGTAAACCTCAAGGCGGGCTTTCATCTGAGGACTGGTTGGTATAACCCGGCCATCAGGAAATTTTGGCAAGTCTTTCGTCTTGCCGAATACCTCGAAATCTTCAGACGTTTTGTCGAAGAGATCAGAAGCCCTCTGATCGAAACTGGCCTGCTCCTCTACTGCGGATTTTTCTTCACGGACACCTAAACGCTCTTTTAGGTCCGCAATATCCGCGAGGGCCTGCTTCAGTTCCTCGTCCTCCTGACTATCGTCAACCTTTTTCTCTTCTGTTTCAGTCTGAGTTTCCCCAGTCTTATCAGCGGTTTCCTCTGCCTTGGCAGTGTCCGCCCCAGTGAGTGAAGGTATCATTTCTAACAGTTGTTCGTTGGTATAGTCCCCGGCAAATTCTTCAATCTGCTCATCGGACCAACCCAACCCTGTTGCAGCAGTAGCGAACTCATCAGAGATAATCTCTCCTTCATCACCACCACCAACAACAGCGTCTTTTGCGGCTGAGATCAGGGAACCGATTTTTTCTACGATTGATGTTTTGGTTTGCTCGGTCTGTTCAGTTTGCTCAATTTGCTCAGTTTGTTCGGTCTGTTCTGTTTGCTCGGTCTGTTCAGTCTGTTTGATCTGTACTGCTTGTGTTCCTTCCACCTGTTCTGTCTGTTCTGTCTGTTCTGTCTCGTTCTCTGCCATTATTTATCCCCCTTATCACCAGCGACCTTCTTGGTCTCGGCATCGGCATCGCACACCTTGCACAACTCCTGCATCGGTTTGAGACGGAAGAATAGATTGTTGCATTTCTTGCATTCGTGACGAGTCAGACCAGCCTCGGTGAGTATCTCGTACACAAGCTCTTTGACTCGGTCTTCGTCCAGGGTACGGGCTTTGTTCTCATTCTTGACCTGGATGTCTTCCTGTTTGCGAGCCTTCGGCCACTTGTCTTCGCACGGTTGACACTTCTTCACGCCGCCGACACTCGTTACCAAAGCAGTGGGCCGAAAGTCAGCTTTGCACAGTACGCATTTTGTTTCTGTACTCATTTTTGGTTGTCTCCCATTTAATAATAGTCGTTATGTGAAATCATACCACGTTCTTTTTGTTGTCTCCTCTTGTCTCTAAGGTTTCCAACCCATACATCTCCTTTATCATTGTAAGTACTATTCGGGAATCGTTTTCTGAACTCATCCACTTGACCCGGTGGAACGCCCATCGCCATACTCCAATGTCCAGTGTCAGCAGCCACCTTGACATCCCTCATTGATGCTAACTCGGATTCCATGTCTCGATTGGCCCTGCCACCACACTCACACTTTGTAGGTTTGTCCCGGTCATCCATCAGGATGCAGTCCTGGAATACAGCGTCACAATCCTCGCATCTGTAGGTGTAGGTCGGCATTACTCTACCACCGTGCTGTCTACGTGGATCGGTGGGCCACTGTCAGTGATCTGAAGAACACGAGGACCATCCTCAGCGTCTCTGATCTCAATCTGATCCAGCATGTGTTGTCGCATCTGGACTGCTCGTTCCTGCTCTGCGAACTGGGTACACCAAAACACTACTTCCGCGTCACTCATCTCGTTTACTTGTTCTTTGGTTAGTTCATCTGCGTTCATTTCTCTGTCTCCTATTCAACAAGTGAATACTTTTTAATCATGGCCTCTGACGCCGCCGATAAATCAGGCGACAAAATGTCTTTCATTGGCTTCACCCACTCATCATAAAACTTTTGTAATCTTGCTTTCTTTTGTTCAAAAGTCACTTCCATTTCTCTGTCTCCAAATTCAATTACGTTGTTCCAATTACCCACACCTCAAACACCGGCGTCTCCGCCGCACCATTGTTCTTCACATGTGTCACCCCGGCTGGATTCGTTATCACCGCACACGGCCCTCCGGCCTTGATCGTCATATCAACATCAAACGAAGCGGCATAATCAAGATCAATGTCGAGATCGAGAGTGACGGCCCGGATGATGATGCACGTCGCTACGGCCACGTCACCCTGGTCAATGACCTCGTCGGCATCAGCCGTGGTTAGCGTCCGGTACTGTCGTCCAGTCGTGGCTGTCGGGGTCGTCCCGTCTGTCCCTTTGTCGAGAAACGATATATCCTGGCCGAGTCCTTGTAGCTCGGCGATAACTGATACGTCCAGAGTGGCGGCCATTATTTAACTCCCTTATCTGCGCCAATCGGCGATGCCGCCAACTGACCTTGCTTACTTGAACTATTAGCTTCACGACTCCCCACCAGAGCACCAAAACTATCGTTTCCCTGCCCAGGACTCTTATTACTCTCAGGTCGCTTCTGTCCAGTCGGCTGCATCGTGAATGGCACCACGTCGGTCTGACCTGGCACCGCAGTACGGTACAACTGATTGAAGTCATCGAACCCAAGATACGCTGCCATACGCTTGGTGGCTTCGGGTATGTCGAACTCAGCCCCTTGCTGTTCGGCCATCGGCATCGTGGGCAAAACCCACTGCGATGCAAACTGCATCATACGTTGATACTTGACTTCGGGTGACATGCGTTGCGTCGAGTATGGCACGATCTTGAACACGAAGTCATAGAACTCACCGACCTTATCAGCCTGTGAGAAAACTTTCGGTAACGTCCCAACCCCAGGCACCTCATGGATCAGAGGGATGTAAACTGTAGGATCAGTCCATATCCGCCAGGCCAGCTTCTTCAAGATCGAGGTCTGAAACCTATGGAACCGGGTGCCCATGTTGTTGATAATGCGGGATGCGTTTTGGTGAAGCATCTGATCCTGACCCAACGTGGGAGAGCCTGTTCCAGCCCCCCTCATAATCGGTTCAGTTCCACCTGATTTATCGAACACGCTCTCAACGAAGGCCATCCATTCTGGTCCCGCAGGATTCATACCGCCGAGACTGATCTGTTTGATACCTTGTGTGTCCTTAACCTGCAACACGTCTACGTTCTTGGCGTTTGTGACCTGTTCGCCCAACTTCTTGTTCGGAGCTTCAGTCAAGATCAAATCCTTCTGTGACTCTGCCTGTTCTCTTGCTGTCTTACCAACGATGTTCATCGACACATCAGCATCGTGCCAGAACCACGCCGGGGGTATTGGAACGGGATGGCCAGGGAAGTACTTGTACCCAAGATAATCGTAGGGCGATTCTTTGGGGCCGTCCTCTTCGACTGATCGTAGAATCTTGGCCGTCTTGCCCTCGGGCATAATCGTGACAGTACGATTCTCGTCGAACAGATAGATGTCAATGAATGTGGTCTGATCCCGAAGTGAGAGTTTGTTTCTGTTGAAATTGGGATCAGAGATTCTCTTCGGCGAGTAATCGCCAATCAATTTGCAATCGGGCTTAATGAGATCAGCGTGCTTCGGGAACAACTCTTGAGCGTATGCGGTCGGTAATTTGTAGATGTCACCTTCAAAGGCGAAGTCTCCTCGATCTCTGGCTATTGGATCACCGACATAATCAGTATCGTGGATGACCTTGACAGTCGGTCGTCCGGCCTTGATGATCTCATCCTCCAATGTCACTCTGCGGTCGTACTCGGTGAACGTGCGCGTGATCGCAGCACCGAACATCGAGTTGATCGCCGCTGGGATCAATACTGTATCGGCGAGTTCCATCTGGCCGATGAAGAAGTTCAAGGCCAATTGGGTAGTGTACGCCCACGGCTTGTAATTACCAACCAGAGTTTCAACCATCACCTTCGGATCACCCTCGACCAGGAATGGAACGATAGTTCCTACGCCTCTGTCGATCAGGTTGATGAGGTGTTCCCGGTTGTTGTTCGTGTTGAAGAACCCAGACGCCCAAAGCCGCAGCATCACCTGCTGGTGTTTGAACGGGGCTTCGTTCATTTGATACCACAGTTTAGTCAGCTTCTGTAGTCTCGCCGGGAAACTGAGTTTCTTGTTTAATTCGTGTATCGGGTGTGGGTGTGCCATTAGAACAGTTCTCTCCGCATCTCACGTTTATCCTTCGCTTCCTTCGTCTTCCGCTCATTCTCGTAGTACGCAAAACTCCCGAACGGTCGATCCACGGCATCCTCTGTGTTCCCGGCCTGTTGCTCCTTATACGCCAACACACACAGTCCCGCAGCAATCACGCGGTCGCCGTGGCGTTCCAAGGCCCCGGTCGAGATGTCGGCCTTCTTCGACGCGACGGCCCCCTTGCCCTTCTCGCGGAAGATGTAGTCGCACAACTCTTCGTGCAGTTCTTTATCACGGATCACCAACGCCTTATACTCACTCACATCTGATAACCCACCACTCAGGGCAATCCCCAATTCGCCCAAAAGGGCGTCCTTGGTGTTCCCAGTCGCGTTCCAGCCGTACTTGTTGATCTTCTTCCTGGTCTTCGAGTCTTCCCGTCGCTGGGTGTAGACGTTCGTGTACCCTTGAAACGTAATCCGCTGGCCCATCATAGACCCACAACCACCTGTGCTCTCCCAGATCAGATAGCAGTCGGCGATCCCACCTACCCAGATCGCCAAGGCCACCAGTTGATCGGCGAACTCCTCGGGCTTGGTATTGGCATCGACCCATGACCCGACCTGTTCGTGGGTGTTCACATCAACGATCACAGCGGCGGAGTTGGCCGATCCAAGCCCGTAGGACGGATCAGCCGCGATGATGTAGTTGTGCCTCTGGTCCGGCCTGCCGAACGGGAGTTCGCCCCACCAGCGAAACCGTTTGGCTCCCCGGCCTGGACAGAACACCATACTGTCCTCTACGACGCGGTCGTCATCCAGTTCGAAGAGGAGTTCTCCTTTGAGATCAGGGGGCCGAAGGTGTTTCTTTTTGATGTCGGCGAGGACCGCGTGGTCAAATGGAGCATCGCTGGCCCCTAGAGCAGTCCCACAAACGTTACATTTGAAGTCTCGCACATCACCTTTACGTTCATCTTGCTGTCGATCGAACCACGGTGCTCTATGTGGTGACGGCACACCTTTAAGTCCATCAGCGATAAACTGGACCCGTGTTTCTGTAGGACTCCACTCATCCACACTATCTAATATAAGTGCGGTAGACAAATCTTTATCTTTGTAATATGCCTCGTCAAGAATCTTATACTGTCCGGGTTCCGACGTATTGTATAAACCCATATTTTCGGTCGGGTTTTCATACCACATAAGAACAATATTTTTAACACTGGGTCGCAATAGTGCCTTGTTGAAGGAATGTTCTTGTCCGAGCCAATGCGTAGAACTGTATACAATACAAGGAGACACATCGTGGATCGACCCCTCGATGGCTTTAGCCGTACTGTGGTCAACACGACCGTATTCATCGAGAAGCATAGCCGTTGATCGGCTACCAGCACTGAAACTCTCATTCGTTGTCTCGCCGCTGATTCGACTGTTGTTATAAGGAATGCGCATCAAGAGATGTGTACGATCAACATCCTTATTATAACCACATTGTTTTTTCCACCATGAGGGCAAATAAGTCATCACAGAGTCAGCTTTCGCAAATAGTGAATATAAATCACCTGACTTATCTACAAGTTTTTCCACCCTTGATCCGAGAATAAAATGGCTTAATTCTTCCAACAACGCCTTGGCCACAAACGTTTTGACACATATCTCTGACGCTCCTTCGCCACGATTCTTGTTAATACCGACATTGCGACCAGTGTCGATACATTCGACCAAATCTTCTACTGCTCGTATTTGGTTAGGCCGCAAATTAAAAGGTGGGTTTCGTTCAGACGGTTTTCTGGGTGGTCGAGGATCAAAGGTGAAGAACGACGTATTGAACGCTATGGGGATGTACGCCCGACACATGCCGAGGAAAAAATCCTGTGCTTTCTGATCCGCAGAGAGATATTCATGCAGTTTGATTCTAAAGTCGCAGTTCTCGTACAGATCAGTCGGGATAATGTCGAAGAACGCCTGTGGTGAATCACAAAGAGCGAGAAGTTTGGCCATCTTCTTATTCATTCAATGACTCCACGAACTCCGTCTCGACAACCTCACCACCGAATGCTTTCAAAACTCCGGCACAGAACCCAGTGATCTCAGCTTTGGCATCGGCCTTGATCTCAACCGTCCGCTTGTCGATCTTGATCTCCTTGCGATCCATGAAGTACTCAGGCATCCGACTGGACAACAGACGAAAGAGTAGAGTTGAATCAGCGGACTGATGTTTCGGCTTCCTTCGTTTCTTGACAACCTTAAATTCTCCAGTCTCTGTTCCCTCTGCGTCCACCACTGGTTCAAGTTCTTCCTCTGTGTCTACCCAACTGTACCCAGTCGCAGCCTTCACTGCAACACGGATCAGATCGATGTCTGCTCGGGTCTTGGCAACCTCCAAGAACTCCGCCACAGACAGGCCCTGGGCTTTCAGTTCGGCCAACCAGTCCTCGCCGCACACTTCTGCACATCCAAGAATCACCCCGATGTCCGGTACTGTCCCACCCTCGCGGACGATGGCTTTAGTAATGAGAGCCAGATTCGTGGTCTCCTTGACCTTCCTCGTTCTGTTATGCTTCGCGGAGGTCCGTTTCTTCTGTGGCAGTCGCTTGGGTTTGTTCTTCTGTGGTCCCGTCTTGGGCGGGTTACTCACCCGAGCCAGGGCTCTGTTCAAATCAGTTGTCTTGGGGGATTTGGGGGGCATCAATCAAATCCCGGCCACGCTTCGTACACGTCGTAGAGGTTGTCTTCCCACGATTGGCCCACCACTTCTCGCTCATAGCGATCCATTGCAAATAACAAAGAAATCATGGATATGTCTTTCACAAACACATCCACTGGAATACAATAATGTACGTTGGGCTGTCGGCTCCCAACCCAAACACCAATAATCTTACCATCAAGAGTGAATAAAGGGCATCCGCTGTTACCGCCCCCACCTTCTGCTGTATTGCTGAACAAGATTGCCCATCGGTAATCAGGAGAACACCCAAAGTTTTCAAGATCGAGGTTCAAGGTTTGGATAATGCCCGTAGCAACTGCGTTAAAATGCCTCTTGCCCAATGTGCTGCCTATTGAATACACCCTCTGGCCCAACACACAATCCTTAATAGAACCGAGGCGAAGTGGAGTGAGTACAACCTTGTGTTCACCGAGAACAAAAGACCTCTCTTCTGTCCCACCTACCCAACCTACTCGCTCACAATCACCGGCTATACATGTGAGATCATCAATCCAAATATGGGCGACATCATTATCTTTATTGCTGTGCACTCTATTTGCCCGGACTTGATGACCGTCGTGTGTGGTTATCAGAACGTCCTCTATGTCGTTTACAACATGCCACGCGGTCACAATATGTCGAGGTCCGACCACAAACCCACTCCCCTGCCGTGACGAGGCCTGGAGGTGAACGACGCCCTTGAGACTGGTCTGGACGAGGTCGGTGAAGTTCGGCTCTACGGCGGGTTGCGGATCAGGGTGATCGTAGACCAGACCCGTGATGAACCACGCTGCTATAACCAAGGTAGTCAATAACAACCCTATCATCACTATATTCGCTATTTTATACACTCGCCACTCAGTCATCTCAGTCTCCTTTAGTCTATAGGCACTACCGACGTATCCCCTAGCACCCTGATGTTCCGTACCTTGCCTATGTCAGGCAAATACACCCGCATCAGCTTGATCCCCCATCCGCCCGCTGCTTCCCGCAGTCCCTTCCTGATCTCGGCCTTGATGGCCTCTCGGTCCTTCAACTCCTCGTAAGTGTGGGCCGAGACGAACTGCTCTATCACACCCCCAGCAACTGCTTCCAAACTCTTATCGAAGTTGTCGGTCTCGAAAATCGCCTTCTCAGCATCAGTGATCCGATAGAGGAGGGCTCCACGCACGGCCAGGTCCACCTCATCAGAGGTTGTGACTGACTGAGCCGCGAGCGTCAAACCCTGTGTGGCCACATTCACCTTCACGAACTGGTGGATCAGAGGCCAATGGATATACCAACCGGGAGGTGTGGGGCTAACCCGACTCCCCAGCGTGATCCGCACTCCTGATTCATCAGGGTAGACGAAGTACAGTCGGGGTAGCCAACAGAACAGTAACTCGACCAGTTGGGTGATCCACGTCATCTCATAGTCCTAAAAGGACCGGAGGGCCGAGGGGCAGTCGTGCCCTACTCCGCCCGTCCGGTCTATACTGTACGCGCACGGGGTCTCGGCCTGTAAGCTGGACTCCCGTTATGATCGCGGTTGTGGTCATAGTAAACGCCCAGTCCGTTCAATCTCGTGGGCCTCTGAATCCTGCATCTGATGGGATATGATGCGGATCAGGTCATCTCTGGTAAACTCTGTCAAGGGCACACCTCGATATGTCGGCATTTTACCTTCAGAAATATCTACTTCTTGTAGTAACATCTGCACTGCCCAAACCCGTTCTTTATCTGTCATCTCTCTGTCTCCTTTGTGATCTCATAACCCCGTCACATGTTCCGATATCCACCGGGCCCTCTATTCCTTGGTGCGCCACATGATGAGGAAACACTGGATGCTTTTTGGTGTTGGTGCCGTCATCTATACTGCCGCACTTCACGCAGACCCAAAACCACTGCCCCAGTTCATCACTCATCTCTCTGTCTCCAACTCACTGCGTTCGTTCGGGTGTTCTTCCTGGAGGGATGTTGTGTCGTAAGCAAGCAACCGAAACGTCATCTGGTTACTACTCCGAACTATCGCGGGTTTTTAATCTCCTCTGCGACACGCCTCCCCAGGAAAAACGCACGTCCACTGTATATAGGCGAACGACCCACCCATTCAGTCGGACCTACCCCCCGTTCCTGACCCGTGAGTGCGGGTCGTCAAAAAATAAATATAATTTTTCTACAGAGAGGGCGAATATTGTTCTTGACAAGGGGCATCCTTAGTGTTTTCGGTGGAAAATCTGGCGTCCGGTCTCGCTGGCTATTCACCACCCCTACCAACCCGCCCACACACAAGCCCACCTCCCCCTACCCTCAGCACGACCCTCACAAGCCCTACACACGGCACACATAGGCGTGGCATGGATAAGGGCCGAGCGTACGCCAGGCCAAGCGCGTCCTATAACAGAGGGGTGTGTCAACGTGTACTCTCTTCCTCTTATGTGTGTGCGTATGTACACGCGTCCTATAACCACATGCCCTAAGCCATGCACACACAATGGCTTACACCTATTTTCTTTTTATTTTATTTTGTTCTTGTATCTCTCTGATTGTATGTTATAGTGTATGTAGGCAATGGTGCCTATGAGGAGTAGAGAGAATATGAAAGAGCAATTCGACGTACAAGATGTGATTGATGCAGGTTGCACACTTGAGCCACTTGTTTGCCGATCATGCCAATCAACTAAGGTAATGTTCAATCAAGCAATAGGTGATGCGTATTGTGCCACTTGTGGTCACTGGCAATTAGGGTTAACCAAACCCAATCAGCTGAGGAGCTAAATCATGACAACCTACACATACAACCGATGGTCGATCAGAAGTACGTTTTGGCTGGTGGTGGCCGCTTATGTGTCGTTGTGTTGAACGATCAAAGAGTAGATCAGGAGGAAGTGGGATGAAAGTATTACCAGGGCTTAAAAACGTTGTTCGTGGTAACACAGCTGCAACACAAGGCAGTCGGTTGTATTCAGGGCTCATGTGCCATCTTGCCCGTATGAACAAACCGCGGTGGATGAACAGAATCAATCAAAGACTGAAATGGACGACAAGCTAAACCCGCAAACCCGCAAACCGGGGCCATTGAGGCGGTCTCGGCTTATGGGTTTGTGCTGAATCAGAGAGTAGAGTAGGAGGTTAAATGATGTGGAAAGTGCAATGGTGTAACAACTATGGGAAACTAGTAACGTTGGTTTTGTCAACTCGTACGATCATGAAGTGCTTAGCATACGATCACGATTATTATTACAGTATTGAGCCTTGCTGAATACTACGGGGCGTAGTAGGTTGTACGTTTGTACAAGGTGGAGTCTAGTCCCCTACATACAAGAAACAGGAGGCAGAACGATGATTGTCAGAATCAGTACAGAACGCAAGCGTGTTAAATGGCTATGTGGTCTTATCAGCGAGTTTTTCGATGGGTTTACAGTCTACAAGACGACAGGCTATTGGCAAGGTGTCCGTGAGAAGTCTATCGTATTTGAGATTGATACGCTGGGATTTTCCAGTACACAGACTCTGCTTCTCGATGCAAATATCAAAATGATATGTCGCAAGATATGCGGTTATAACAGACAAGACGCGGTTCTTGTTCAGCGTATTGAATCAGAAACAGTATTATTGTAAAAGAGGATAAAACTATGTTTTTAGTACTCAAACGTTTTCCAATGGACGATGTACCAATAGGACTGTGTAAAACCAAACGCGAGGCATTGGCTCTGATAATAAAGGATCAAAGTAACGACACATTTATGACAAACGAACAGAGTAAACTCATGCAGTTGGACGCCGGTTTAGCATATTGTGGTGCGTATTTACTCGTAGAGTTTAACAAAACAGGCGAACCAATCAAGAGTTCAGTGGAGGTAACACAATGAAACAACCAGATCAGAATCAGAAGAACGTCAAGAAATGCCCGAAATGTGGTGATACTATGGGTATAAACGCCAAAGGTAAGCCTGTTTGTATTTGCCAGCTTGAACACGGCAAGTAGAATGCCAAAATGACAGAGAATCAGGGAACCAGAGTATAAGAGGAGCTTATAATGAGAGAAGACACAGTAACAACCAAAGTTTACAAATTCGATGAACTATCAGACGAGGCAAAAGAAACGACAATAGAGAAGCTGTACAACGTGAACGTCGATTATGACTGGTGGGAATGCACCTACGAAGACGCGAGAACGATTGCGCTAACCCTCGAAGGGTTTGACCTTGACCGAAATCGCCATGCTACTGGCAAATGGCAAGAAGACGCGGAGGCCAGTGCAAACGCTATTCTTGAGAATCACGGAGAATCGTGTGAGACACACAAAGACGCTACAGAGTTTCTGTTTGCCATTGGTGAGGCAGCAATGGTGTTTGAAGCAAAAGACGACTACGATCCTGAATATGAGGAGTTCGACGAAACATACGAATACGAAACACTTTGCGCCGAGTTCCTCAAGACCATACTGGAGGATTATTCGATTATGCTCCAAAAGGAATCCGAGTATTTACAATCAGAAGAGGCAATTATCGAGACAATTAAAGCAAACGAGTACGAGTTCACAGTTGACGGAATTATGTATTGAGTAGTCTAGACTGTCGGACAGTCTCACACCTGTCTGGCGGTCTGTACTAACGCGAAGCCGATCAGAATAATGGAGAAACGACGATGAAAATAGAGAAAACAGGCACGACAGTCAAACTATGGTTGTCGGCTAACGACACCTATAATTGGGCAAATGCCCCAGGCAGGCGGTGGCCATGCAGTCAACTAGCTGGGAAACGACTGTTCGCTGAGTTCGATCGGGGTGATCTGGTGGATTATACTGTTGACGATAAAGACGGTGTGGATATACCGGGCGATGAGTTCACGGCTATAACCGACGATTATCTTGATTGAGGAGAACAGAACGATGAAAGAAGAGAAGATTAACATAGACGACCTCAAGCGTGAGTGTCTAGAGTGTGGCCAGGAGTTCATCCCAGACGAGTCTGGGCAAGAGTGTTGCGACAACGAGTGTGCGTCGGTGTACTACGGGTGGGATGAGGATGAGAACGACGGCCATGAATACGACTACGACTGCGATGAGGAGGGGATATGATAAAGACGTCAATTGAGATTATACAACACGACCACGACGAAACAGATTATCTCAAAGAGATTGTATACCGACTTAATATACGGTTTACAACACAAGAGATAATGGAACAACGCTGGGAAATACATTGTCTTGCCATAGCAACAGAGCTTAATGGTACGATTTTAATTGCCAACAAAGGCCAGATTATGTTTGGTTTTACAGATTGAGGATTAGAGACTATGAAACACGACACACACAACACAGAACAGGTCTACATCTGCGACGGATGGCCAGCTACGACCGACAGACCAGCGATCCCCTGCGGAGTACTACATCAGGAGTCCACAGTCGCCGTTAGAGAGACGTTCACGGATCAGGGTGTAGAACGGACTATGTACTGCGATCAGTGTGGCAGCGGGCGTCTGAGGCTCTGCGATGAGACGATGGCGGTCGAGCAGGGACGAGAGTGAGAGGGAGAGAGTACACCGGCCAGAGTGAGTGGTAGTATAATCAATATAATCGTTATAAGTGGAGGCAGAACCATGAGAATAACGTCAATCAACATAGCAGTATTTGTAATCGTGCCATTTGCTATTTGGCTCGGCTATACTGGTCGAGTCGATTGGTGGGTAATCGGATTTGTTGCAGCGACACATTTTAGTATCGACCTAAAACTGAGGGGATAACACAATGAACACACCACCAACCAATATGGACGACGTTATCGACAGTAGAGATGTGATTGAGCGAATCGAGGAGTTAGAAGCGGAACTGGCACCGGCTATCAACGTCGGTGGAGCAGACGCCGACGAAATCGAGGAACTCACCACACTCAAAGCTCTGGCCGAAGAGGGCGAAGGCTCACCCGACTGGGAATATGGTGAAACACTGATCCGAGACAGCTACTTCGAGGAGTATGCACAACAACTGGCCGAGGACTGCGGTATGGTGGTCGAGACTGGTTGGCCCAACAACTGCATCGACTGGAAACAAGCCGCCGAGGAGCTACAGCAGGACTATATGAGTGTGGAGTTCGACGATGTGGAGTATTGGATTAGGGCATAGAGTATACAGGAGAAACGATCATGTTAACCAGGAAACACTACAAGGCAATCGCGGAGATCGTGGAAACCACAACAGAGAAGCACAAGACTGAGGGTTTTGGTTCTTTGTTGTGCAACGAAGTCCGCAACAGTATTACAATTGAACTTGCCGACTACTTTGCGGCAGACAACCCACAGTTTGACCGGGATCGGTTCCTGGAGGCGTGTGGGTTGTGAGTGAGTGAGAGAGTGAGAGAGTATGGAGGATAGAGTGATGAGATACGAAGCAGACTCAGACGCAGCAATGGCATACGACCGGCACAGACGCCAAGAAGAACGACGGAGACGAAATCGAGAAGCAGTAAGAAAGAAAGCACGATACGACAAATACATCGAGATTACAGCCGAGGCCCAGATTCTAGGATACACCCTGGTCAAGCACTGCCCATACTGCAAGAGTATAAAGGCGTGTATGTGCAGCCGATGACCACCCCCAGACCAACCGGGCACGGAGGCCCGGGGCGAGACCAGGAGACCCACGTCCGATAACGAGATTTCATTTGTAAAAGAGCAAACAGTTTCAAAACCATTACATATATATATGATATCTTGTATACTTGTTATATATCACACAGGCTATTCTTTTATAAAGGAAAATACAATGGAAACAGGAGCAAATAAAATATGGTTGAACGCTGGCCGAACACAATGGTTGTTTGGGGATGGCACTATCAGAGAGCGTAGACTCTGGCTTGACGACCTTCAAACACAATGGATAGATCGCAGAGGGGTTGTACATACCACTATGAGTACATACGCCCCACTCTCAGACCGAAACCGATGGCGTGTTCTTCGTCAATATTCGTCTGGATCGTTCACACTGGCCCAATTGGCCTATGAGTATGAGGTGAGTGTTGGGATGGTGTGGCATATCGTATCAGGTAAAGGATGGCCATTTATCAAAACAACCAAACAGAGTAGGAGGTATGAGAGATGAGTGAGAGAACAGAGAGGCCGTGGATAGTTCTACGCAACGATCAAGACGACTGTTTCGATATTGTAGGTGAACAACCAGATGGTTACACTTTCATTTGTGATACGCGGGGCGAGGACAGTGAGGCCAACGCCCAACTCATAGCCGCCGCACCCGATCTGCTGGCGGCGTGTAAGGAGGTTCGGGAAGATATGCTCTTTGACGCACAAAACAACAATTTAGATGAAGAGCGAGATTTGATGTTTAATAATATCGAAGCCGCCATAGCCAAAGCCGAGGAGGTGTAAGGATGAAATTTTACAATAGATGGTTACTCGTGATGGGTGTTGTACTCAGTTTCTGTGCTGTATTTGGCGGTCTGTGTTATGTGGCTACTGTACACCCTATATATTTATGTGTTATTCTTTTTCTCGTGTTTACTTTTATGGTAGCATATTGGATAGATTGAGGAGCCAACCCAATGCCAAGACACAAACTAAAAACCCAGAAAATATGTGACCACCAGAACGGACTCTGTGCCCTGTGCAAACAGCCGATCCCAGAGGGACCGAACCGGATGTGCTACTACGAACCGAAGAATGTCGTGATCTGCCGGGTGTGCAACGTGGCAGTTCATAACTACGTGCGTCTGATCGAGCCTGGGGGTGTGTCGGTCGCCGATATGACCACGTTCCTGGAGCAGCCACGGACTGCGGACCCTGCACTTGCAACCAAACACAAGAAGCTGAACCCCGAGCAGTTGGCCAATAGACTCCTGGCTGCGAAGGGTGGGTGGACTCTGACCTTGGCCGAGCATGACGTGAGAACTGGCGGGTCCGGTCCAGTGATCGACCCTGATACCGAGTCGGAGTGGGTGAAGACAGAGGACTCACCACCTGATGCGAACGAAGAGAGCCGACAGTCTGATCGTCTGATGGTGGGTGGAGTAATGTGTGAGGTGGTTGATGGGGAGTGGGTTCCAATCGAGAGTAAGTGAGATAAATTCGCAGAATCTGGAGAATTTAGTTGGCGAGTGGTCGTTTATGGTGTATACTATAAGAAACGAAATTAGAGTAAGGGAGGTAACACACATGAACACAGTGAACACGAAACTAGTACCACCAATCACGAGCAAGACAACAGTGGGTGAGTTGATCGGCAGCAATATGCGAAGCCACGGACAGACTGCCTTTGTCGGTAGTATTGGTGGGGAGGAAGGGTTGTTCTTGATTACTTATGGGGCGGTTGTGAAGGCAAACCAACCGAACCTGACCTGGAACTACAGTGGTAATCGCCGAGGTGTTGTCCACGTTGACCGCTACTGTGACGTGGTTATCACCGAAGAGTAAACCGAAACAGAACGAGGAGGTAACACACATGGCATCACTACACTGCAAAGACGGAACAGTGGTACAGATCAGTACCGAAACAGAGATAGAGTTGAGGAAGGCGTTCGGGTCAAAACAAAAGTTGCGACACGGCGACTATGGGTATTATATGGAATGTAAGACCGATCCGTGTGTTGTGTGTAATGTGGACGGTCAACTTCAGGTAGTAAACAATTACAGTTTGTGTTGCTTCACACTGTCAAAACATGGCCATCAAAAGTTCGACCGTCGTGGAAACATCTTCGATGATCTGAAGAAGTAAACCCACAAAGCCGGGCTGCATTGGAACGGCATGATCTCGTTTTTGACATGGACCGCCAACCCGAACACGCAGCCTGTGCCTTATGAGTTCGAGAGTGAATGAGTTGAATAGGGGATAGAGAGATGAAGATCAAACCAGCGATCAGAGGGCCGAAGAACTATTGTGATTACAGCGAGTTGGCCATCGGGGACACATTCATTTATCATGGAGCACTGTGGATAAAATCTGACGACACAGGTAGTTTTGAGCAAACAGCCATAAATCTTGCGACAGGTGAGTGGGACTACAACCTATGTGGCATCCAAGTCTTCCCCGTCGATGCCGTGATAACGTGGACCAAACAGAAGGAGTAGAGAGTATGGACACAGAAGAGACAACCCCACCACTGAACGAAGCAGAGTTAGCAGCACTGGACGATCTGTTGAGTGAGAGTGACTGTCCGTGTGGGAGAGATTGTGGGGCGAAAGTGCCAACGAAACGGAGGGCCAAATGATCCGTTACATACTAGGACTACTCACCGGACTCCTGATCTGTAATTGGAGTCCGGTGTGGGGACAAGTGATGGTTTGGTTGGAGGTAATAGAGAGATGATATTAGAGATAGTAGTATTGAGTTGGTTCGCCATACTGTTTCTCATTGGTGTTGGACAATGGATCGCGGATAATAGTGACGCTGATCTGATGCTCGGGGCTATTGTTGCCCTGGGGATACCAACCCTTATCGCGTTCGTAAGTCTGATCTGGAGGATAGTATCGTGAACCACGACCAATGGAAAGAAGACATGCACGACGGGGTAGTCGCAGCAGAGAGACTGCCGTTTCCTATCGGGTTTAGTATGATTGAAGCCCGAGCGCTCCACAAATCCATCGATGCCCCCATCGACCCCGAGCGGATGAAGGACGATACAATCTTCAGAACGAATGGGGTATGTGGGGTGAATAAAACAGAAAGAATCAACGGGATCGCTGAATCTTTTGCTACGTTAAACCAAGGTAGGGATGGGGGATAGAGCGACAAGGGGTGTGTTGTTGAGGAAATTTTAGTTGCATTTGTGTGGTTTATGTGTTATACTGTATACAGAGAAATACTTTTTGGAGATCAGAGAGATGAGAAAATTTGAAGTGAAAGAGTGCGATAACAGATGGGGCGCACAGGTATTCAAGATTGTCGATAACAACCACAACTACCTACACAGTGACGGGGTTGTGTATCCCTGTGGTGAATACTGGCCCACCCGAGAACAGGCCCAGGCCGTGTTGGATAAGTTCCAGCCTGCTCCTCCGCCGCATGTCTGGACGCATGGGGATGTGTTTGAGAATAGTGCCGGTGTATTTATTTATTTTGAGCCTTATGGTGGAAAGGTGACTATCAACGTTTTACGCTCCAAAGGCTCTGGCACACCTAACATACAACTGCCTGGTTCCACCTTCCTCTTCAACATCAAGGACGCCCTCTCTGACCGAGGACTCGTCTGATGTTGAAGCTCCCCGCACAAGCCGTCAAGGCGACAGCCAAGAAGAAGTTCGATGCGTGGGTAGCGTCGTTGAGTTTGGCCAACGCCTTGGCGGTATCGACGGAGTTGCAACGACTACTCAAGGCTGAGAAGAAGAGACGTAAAGGGCTAGAGAAATGACACCGATCACGGACCTACAGTGGGAAGCGTACCGCCTGACCAATCAGGAGGGGTTGAGTCTCGAAGACGCAGCCAAGGAGATGGGGATATCCCCACAAGAATTGAGGTACATCTTGTACTCACTGCGGGCGAGAGAACCTGACCTCTTCACCGACATCAGTAGCGACGGTAGGAGATTCGACCACGGTGTTTCGCGGTATGGTGGGTGGTGTGAAGATCAGATTGAAGAACGATTTTAATAGAAACGATTTAGGAGGCAGAGAGATGAGAAAACTGTCAATAGACGAAACATGGGACTACACCAAGCGGATGTGGAAGTGGGTTGCGTTTCAGGTAGAAGTGTTGAAGGATGAGCGGAGTGTGTTCACGTTGAAGAAGGTGTGGTTGGAAGAGAATGAGCCGGAGTTCACAGGAATGGTAAGTGATTGTTTTTTCTGTCAGAACCGTGTGGGTGACTGTGACACTACCTGCCCCGGATCATTGGTAGAGAAGGGCTTCAGTTGCTGCAATTTAGCCCATCACTACGAAGACCACCCCGGAGCCTTCTACCGCGAGATACTCCGCCTCGACGCGATCAGGACGGCCGTGCCACCGGAGCATCAGTGGGAACATGGGGATGTGTTCTTGCACGGTGACATCACTATGATATATCTAACCCCCTACACAGGGCCAGAACTTCGTAGTATTAGTTGTGAGTGTATGGGGTGTTGTGAACCAAAAAATTATTTACCCGAAGCCACATTCCTCTTCAACATCAAGGACAAACTCTAATGAAACAGATACCAAGGTTTCCAAACTACTCAGTGACCAAGGACGGTAGGGTGTGGTCGAAGAGACGACATGGAACGCTTGGCGGGTGGATTGTATCTGCAAAAGACTCGTGGGGATATTTTCGTATTGGTCTTCGGCAAAATGGTAAGCGGCATACATGTAAAGTTCATCGCCTTGTCTTGGAAACCTATGTTGGTCCGTGTCCTGCTGGAATGCAGTGCAGACATCTGAATGATGTTAAGACAGACAATTGGCTTGGCAATCTATGTTGGGGAACACCTAAAGAAAATATGCAAGATAGTATACAGAATAGTACCCATTATTTTTCTGGTACTTTCGGAGAAGAACACCCTCGGTCTAAACTTTCTAATCGAGAGCGACGGTTGTTGATCTATCAATATTCAACAAGGTCATTTTCTCGAAAAGAATTGGCCACCCAATACAACATTTCACTAGCTACCATTGATACCATAGTATCAGGTAAGCGGTGGCCCTTCGTTGACGCGAGAAAGATAAGGGAGGTTGCTCATGTATAGCTGGACAACTCCAGTGCGGTACATCAGGAAGATTGGTCCCACGAAGGCAAAAGAACTCATGTCCTGTGGTATTGAAACAGTTGGCGACTTATTAGAAAAGCAGCCACTTAGTTATATATTTCCTGGAACCACGGACATCGCTGATGCCAAGGAGGGCATGGTTGTCATCCGAGCGAAGGTGGTGAGTATCAAGCGAGCCTACGATCAGGTTGTGAAGGCGGAGATCAGTGATGACACAGGGACGATTGAAGTGATATGGTATCACAGTCCTTGGCTACTTGAACAGCTTCGCCCTGGCACAACGGCTACGTTCTATGGCAAATACAAGAACAAGGTGCTTTTACAACCCAAATGGACAACAGTAGAGTCCACGATGGAGAATATTTATGGCGGGCAATACGGTGTCCACCATGATACGATCAGAGCAGCATTGAAGGAGGTGCTGTCTAATCTGGACGTACCGAGGATGTATAACGGTGATAGTCGAGTAGGCACATTTAAGTTGTTTCATTTTCCACCTGATAGTCGGTTACAACGAGCGGCTGTGTTCCATCTTAAAAAAGACGAAGCGTTGACCTTGCAGACAGCCCTAGCCGAGAAGCGGAAGGGGAGAGAAGGGGTGAAGGTGCCTTACATTTGTATTGGGGGGCCTAAAACAATATCGTATTTTCCCTATCAGTTTACGGGAGATCAGAAGAAAGCTATAAACACTATTCGTAAAAGTTTGACATCTGGTAGAGTAATGCAACACCTTGTTCATGGGGAAGTTGGGAGCGGAAAATCAGCCGTGGCTTTCTATTGTGCAATTGGTTTCGCTGAACAAGATAAACGCACCCTGATCCTGTGTCCGACTACGATACTCGCCCAACAGCACTACGACACGTTGAGGGGTATGGGGTGGGAGGATGTTATGTTGTATACGGATTGGAAGTCCGTGCCAAAATTATTGCCTAAGATCATCATAGGCACCCACGCTTTATTGAATTGGGATTGGCTACTTGAAGATGTGTCTTTAGTTATTACAGACGAGTTCCAGAAATTCGGTGTGGCCCAGCGTGCCACTGCCCAACGTCATCATCCTCACCTCCTCCTGATGAGTGCCACGCCGATTCCCCGGACACTTGCAGCAACGGTGTTTGGCGACCTCGACGTGAGCACCATCAGGGAACTCCCGATCAAGCGGGGAACTGTGGTGACGAAGTGGGTGCTGCCTGAGAAGCGGGAAGCGATGTACGAGATCATCGAGAAGGAACTGGCGAAGGGGAAACAGGCGTATGTGGTCTACCCGAGGATCAGTGGGGATGAGGATGTGGTATCAGCGATCAGTGGTCTCACTGAGATTAGAAAAAGGTTCAATTGGTGTACCGTTGAAATGCTCACTGGTACTTGTGTACCTGAACAAAAATCACAGTATCTACGACAATTCAAAGCAGGTCGTACACAGATACTGGTGAGCACCATCATAGCCGAAGTAGGTCTTGATAATTCTAACGCCACCGTGATGGTGATCGAAGGCGCTGATCGGTTCGGCTTGAGTTCCCTTCATCAGTTGAGAGGCCGTGTGTGTCGGTCTACTGATACAGCGTTCTGCTTCCTGGTATCAGAGACGAGCAACCCCACGTCCATCGCCCGGTTGGAGGTGATCGAGAAGTGCAATTGTGGGTTTACTATTGCAGAGGAAGACTTGCGGTTGAGAGGTGCTGGTGAGGTGTTCAGCACTCGACAGACAGGACTCCCCGCCTTGCGATGGTGTTCCGTAGTCGATGACTATGACCTGATGATCGAAGCCAAAGAGATAGTCAACGCCGGGTCCGTGGGATCAGGTGTGGTGGAGATGGTACGATTGAAGTATGGTGAGAGTTTAGAGTTGGGAGGTGTAGTGTGAGTGAGAGAAAACTGGAATTAGACGCAGTAGTGGTGGTCTTGCCACACACGAAAAAGAGTGATCTTAAACCAGGTGATTTGGTTGTTACAGCCGAGATCATGGAAGTTAGAAAAGTGATGCGAAAAGATTTCATCGAGTGTGTTAATGTAGGTGAGCAGTGTGGGTTCATTAAACACGTAGGTTGGGGGCAGCAAGGTATAATGAAAGTGGTGGCGGGTGCAAGACGAAAAAAGTAAGGAGGTGTGATGTGCCAGATCATTATTGTAAAAACTGTAAACACGATGGCGACAATATTTGTGAGTTCACAGGGGTTCGCCACGACACGGGGATTACTTGTCCGAGCTTTGGGCAGAAGGAGAGTGAGATGTTTAAGGTTGGTGACCAAGTAAACATCATAGTGACTGATGGGTGGTTGGAAATATTAAGTATACAACCAAGGCCGGAACATGGGTTTGTTAAACAGATCGCAGCATTTGAGACTGTTACTCCATATTTGATAGACGTTGGCCCAAGGTCGTGGTGGTTTGCAGCACAAGACCTCGAACTGGTCGAGGAGAAGAAGGCAACACTGGGACACATAGAGGGTCACGATCCGTTGGACAACCCCAACGCCGGTGTCACCCGCACGTTCGACAGCGGAGCCACGCGGGACACGGATCAGGGGAAGTTGGACTACGTGAAAGCTCTGTCCCCGATAGTCCTGCGTCGATACGTTCAGTACCTCGATAAGCATCGGAAACAGTCTGATGGGTCATACCGGGACTTCGACAACTGGAAGCAGGGGATTCCCCAAGAGGCGTACATCAGTGGTGGTGGGCGTCATTTTTTGGATACCTGGTTGTTGACCGAGGGCTATGCTACCGAGGACAACCACGGGCCAGTCGAGATTGAAGATGCGATCTGTGCCCAGTTGTTCAACCTGATGGGGCGGCTGCATGAGATGCTCGACGCCCAGCGTTGCAACGGGGGTGGGTCTGATGAATCCAAATAAATTCATTGAATTTGTAGAGTCACTTGAGAACAATGATCTCGATCTCTCAAATACTCGTGTGCTACATGCTGTTTTGGGTATAGCTGGAGAATCAGGAGAACTGGTTGATCTTGTGAAGAAGTCAGTTGTGTATCATCAACCATTGAAAACTGGTTTGGTCAAAGAAGAGTTGGGTGATCTTCTCCATTATATCGCTATGTTGATAAGTGCGAGTGGTTGGACATTTGAAGAAGTAATGGAAGGAAATTCTGTGAAACTCAAGAAGAGGTATCCCAATGGTTACTCAAATGAAGCTGCTGTTGCCCGAGCAGACAAGGTAGACCGCACAGCCCCCACGCCGGGAGGTTATTGATGTGGCAGGATATAATCAATGGCTCGTTTGAATCAATGGGCTGCTTCTTCGTCCTGTTGCATGTGTTGAAGCTGCTGAAGGACAAGAAGGTGCGAGGTGTGAGTGTGGTAGCGACAGCCTACTTTACATTCTGGGGTTTCTGGAATTGCTATTACTACCCTCACCTCGGTCAGTGGGTTAGCTTCGTCGGCGGGACATCAATAGCTCTGATGAACAGTTTGTGGGTAGTGCTAATTATCCACTACATACGGAAGGAAAAACATGAAAATCTATCTTGACATGGACGGGGTGGTGGCTGACTTCACAGCGGGACTGTGCGCTGCATTCAACATACCCTTCACAAACCACCCATATTCCATGCCACATGGGTTGTGGGACTACGTGGAGTACGTTAAAAAGCACTATGGCGTGCCTTGGGATCAGGTGAAACAGGCGTGTAGTGACCCGAGTTTCTGGACTGAGTTGCCTGCGTTGCCAAAAGCGGATCGGTTATACAATTACCTGAGCACACGTCACGATGTACAATTTTTGACTACACCTACTGGCGATCCAACGTCAGTGTTTGGTGGCAAACGTAGGTGGCTGGAAAAGCGTGGGTGGGTAATGCCACATGACAAGCGGATGATCTTGTTGGAAAAAGGTGAGACAAAGGAACAGTATGCTCGGCCTGACACGGTGCTACTGGACGATCAGGATAAGAATGTTCAAGAGTTCAGACATGGTGGGGGGCTGGCCATCTTGGTTCCTCGCCCGTGGAATAACCGACATCGAGAGTGCAGGGGCAACGATCAGTTTCAAGCCTTTGGTGAGGCTAATGCGTTGGCCCTTGAAGAATTAAAGGAGATGTCCTGATGAAAACACTCGTGATTGGAGACCCACATGAACCAGTTTGCCACCCTGGATACCGTCCGTGGTGCAGACACTTACGGAACAAATTCAAAACAACCAAAACAGTCATCATGGGTGACATCTGTGACCATCATGCAATCAGCTTCCATGCTGCGAACCCGATGTGTCCTGGTGCTGATGATGAGCGCATACTCACCAAGCACAAAATAAAAGGGTGGTACAGGGACTTTCCAAAAGCGATTGTTACTATAGGCAACCATGATGCACGGGTTATCCGTTTGGCTGAGTCAGTCAGCATTCCGTCCAAGTACCTACGCAATTACAGCTTTCAATGGAAGACCCCGAAGTGGAAATGGGTGGACGACATCATCATCGACGGTGTGTTCTACTTCCACGGCACAGGCCGGAGTGGGTTGTACCCGGCATTCAACGCCATGAAGGACAACCTGATGTCCACTGTGATGGGCCATTGTCACAGCCAATCAGGGGTTAAGTGGCGAGCGAACCCCAATCAGAGGACGTTCGGCATGGATGTGGGTTGTGGGATCGACGTGACCGCTTGGCAGTTTGCCTATGGTAAGCACATGCGATCCCGTCCAATCCTGTCTGCTGCTGTGATACTGGATGGCACACCTCAACACTTCATCATGCCTTGTGGGCGTGGTGAGAGATGGCACAGATCGAGGTTCGAGTGATGGTTAAAGTTATTTTAGGTTTTCCAAATTACTCTGTTGCCAAAGATGGGCGAATGTGGAGCAAACAAAGGGCGGGTGCCAAGGGTGGTCGCATCCAAGGTGAAACTTGTCGTGATGGACACATAAGAATGCGTTTGTTTAACCAGAATGGGTCTAAAAGAATAATGTTACACCGCCTCGTACTCGAAGCCTACGTTGGCCCCTGTCCAGAAGGAATGCAATGCAGGCATTTGAACGGGGACCCAGCAGACAATCGACTTGATAATTTGAAATGGGGGACACCTAAAGAAAATCATGCTGACGCTATCAGGCACGGGACGCATACTTGTTTGCACCAAGAGGGAGAGTTAGCTGGAAACCACAAATTGACTTCTAAACAAGTAGTTGAAATAAAGAAACTACTCACGGAGGGGTTAACCCACAGGAAAATAGGGGTGTTATATAGGGTGGACAAAAGCACTATTGGTTTTATTAGCACAGGAAGGACTTGGAAACATGTGTGCTAAGAGTAATTGCGGACTACCCGCCAGGAGTGGGGCTACCCAGATGCAGATCAGCCGGGCACACTATGATCTTAACTGTGCGTATGGCGAGGGGATGATGACGTTCGCTGAGTATCGGCGGAAGCTACTGGAATTGAAACGTAAAGGTTTAATTAAGAGGAGATAAAATGATTGAAGAACTAATAGGCAAGATACTAATCAACATCGACAATGAAAGCGATGAAATTGTTTTTCACACGGAAGCCGGTGAAATATGGCGAATGAACCACTGTCAAGATTGTTGTGAGTCTGTTACAGTCGAAGATATTTGTGGGGATTTGGAAGATTTATTGAATACTCCGATTGTGCAAGCCTTTGAAAAAACGAACAGCGACGAAAATCCCCCCGGTGTCACACTTGAATATCAAGACTCATTTACTTGGACCTTCTATACCTTAGCTACTATCAAAGGGACTGTCACTATCCGATGGTACGGTGAATCAAATGGTTACTATTCGGAAGAAGTCAGTGTGACAAAGGACAACTGATGACTGCCTCTACCACCTACCAAACCATCCTAGCCGAAGCGGGCTACCCAACCACAGTGTTGTGTTTGGACGCAGAGTCCTACTATACGACCGAGTACAGTCTGAGCAAGATGCCGACGATCAACTACATTACTGATCCTCGGTTTGAATCACTGGGCTGGGGATACCAGGTTCTAGGAGAGGGGCTTGGTGGTCCCGGTGAGGACACAGCAGCTTTCATTGAACCAGATGATGTCGCTCTGTATTTCGAGGGGCTCAGCGATCAGGGTGTGTGGGACAACACCACTATCCTCATTAAGCACGCCCGCTTCGACATCACGATCCTCCAACACCACTTTGGCATTGTGCCCAAGTTCATCGTTGATCTGGAAGACCTCACCCGGCACTATGACAGTCGTATGAAGCACGATCTCAAGATACTGGCCAAATTGCACAAACTCAAACCCAAGGGCGAGACCGAGGACTTCAAGGGGTTGAGATGGGTAGACATGGATGAAGCTAAACGCAAGGCCCTCGCCGAATACACGATCACTGATGTCGAACTCGAAATGGAATTGTTCAAAATCTACCTCCCGAAACTCTCGAACCCCGCAACTGAGTTGCGTCTGGCACGCCACACGTTAGACCTCTGGCTGCACAAACGCTTCGCAGTGGACCTTGATCTCGCCTCCAAGATCAAGGTCCAGATGCGGGGCAAGATCGCGTCGGCCATTCAGGCATCAGGCCACACCCCTAAAGAGTTGCGATCAGGGAAGTTTGTGGGCTGGCTTCAAGATGCACTCCCTGATGGCGAGGACGTGCCGATGAAGCAAGGCAAGAAGAAAATGATCCCGGCGTTGGCGAAGGCTGATGAAGCCTGTCAGCAGTTGCTCGTCCACTCCGAACAGAAGGTTCGAGACCTCCTGATCGGTAGATTGGCAGCGAAGTCCTGGCCCACACACCTCAAACGGGTGGGCAGTTTGGTCTCGCAGCACATAGCCAATGGCGGATCGCTCCGGGTGCCACTCAAGTACTACGCTTGTCATACAGGGCGTTTTGGCGGGGTAGAAAAGATCAACCTCCAGAACCTCGGAGGCAGAGGCCGGGGGATCGAGAACGATTATCTGATCCAAGTGGTGAAGCAATTGATTGGTATCCCTGATGGCTACAAGCTCTGTGTAGCAGATTCAGCCCAGATCGAGGCCCGAGTCTTGGCCTGGCTTGCTGGACAACAAGACTTGCTCGACGGGTTCGCGGCTGGTGAAGATATATATTCAGAGTTCGCCAAGGGTTTGTTCCGTTGTGAAGTTCGCAAACCAACGAAAGACGATCTTCCTGATCTCGTTATCGAGTTGAAGATCAAACGTGGGTTCGGCAAGGACGCCATCCTCGGTGCTGGATATGGTATGGGTGCAACTCGGTTCTACAACAACTGTCTGGCTAACCCTGGCCTTCGACCTTTGTTTGACAGTGGGCAATATGATTTCAAGTTTGTCAAGCAGTTAATCGACTTGTATCGAAGTAAGTACTCCAAGATACCGGCGTACTGGACATCAGTGGAGAAGGTGTTCAAGCGGGTGATCCGGTTCCCACACCTCGAAGTCAAGGTCGGATGTGTCACGTTCCGCAACGATCACGGTACGGTCGAGATCGAACTACCTTCAGGTCGGATACTCTACTACCGCCATTGTAAGATTGACCGGAAGAACACGATTAAGTGGCATCATGGGACGTTGTGGGGTGGGTCGATCACGGAGAACATCGACCAGTCCATCAGCCGTGACCTGTTGGGGTACTGGATTTTGAAGTGCGAGGACGCTGGGTTGCCTGTGGTGCTTCATGTCCATGACGATATTAAGACGTTGTCACCAGGTGAGTTGTTGACAGTGTGTCCTGAGTGTAGGTGCGAACGGTTGAACACAGGTGAGATCGGTCCAAATGGAAGTGGGTATATGTGTAGTGAGGAGGAGTGCAATTGGACACAGGTTGACCCTGATCTAACTGAGCAGATGGCGATCATGCGGTCGTTGCCGGAGTGGGCGCGTGGTCTTCCGGTGGATGTTGAAGGTGGGTTGTCGAAAACGTTATAGAGTTTGGGAGGTAGAGATGGCTGAGTTTTGCAATCAATGTGCAAGGAAACCAGATTTGGCACTGCCAGAAGGGGATTTCGCTGGTTTGTGTGCTGCTGCTGGTGCTGAATGGGTGTGGGTTTTGTGTGAGGGTTGTGGAGAAATGATTGTTGTAGACAACCTTGGCAACAGAGTAGATGGTGAGACTACGGAGGATACACAATGAACCGCAGACAATTCTTCAAAACCCTCGCAGCTACCGCAGCAGGTGTCGTCGCAGTGGGTGTGGCTCCGAGGGTGGTTGTGGCGAACAGTATGGACAGGTCAGTGGTGTGGGGTGGAGCAACACGCCATCCTTCTCCAGGCAAAGGGTGTTATTGGTTATATGTTCCATATCAGGGAAAAGTGTTCAACTATTGCTGGGTTCGGACTAATGAACCTATCAAGAAGGGCCAAGCCCTCATCTGGAACCCTGATGGCACAGTGAGGGGAGCATGAAAACCAAAAACCAAAAACTCGCCGAGGCGCACACGCTCTACACCGCAGCCAAGGCTGGGTCTAAACCCCATCGTGGGACCAAAGACGGCAGTATCCTGACCCATCCAGTCGTGCCATGTCCTGATCTGCCGGAGAAGGAGGTGCTGAAGCAGTGCCTCGCGTGGCTTCGAGCACGCCGGGTGTTCTGTGATCGCCATGATTGTGGATCAGGGCCCGGTCATGCTCGGTATGGGATCAAGGGGGCTGGGGACATCATTGGTGTTCTATCTACAGGCAGACATTTTGAGGTTGAGGTCAAGAAGGGTAAGGGCGGTCGGTTGAGTAAAGGTCAACAGAAGCGGATGGATGGTGTGCATTACGCAGGGGGGTATTACTTTGTAGTGCATGGGGTCAAAGAACTTGAGTTCTATTTCGAGGGGTTGATATGAAACACTACCAAGGGAAAATAGAAGTAACAACCACGTACACCATAGGGGTAGACGCTGAAGACCCTAAACACTGGAGAAGCATTGCGTGGAGCTTAGACATGAACGAGATCGAGGCCCAAGGATCACCAGAGAGTACCGAGATCACAGCGGTCAGTGCTTTGAATGATATAGAAGAAATACAGCGGGAGGATGAGGAAGATGAGTGAAGCATTATTTCTCATAGTTGGTATGCTGGTGGGTGGGCTACTTGTCCTAGCTTTTATGGTGTGGGGTGCCATCATCACCGGTGATCGTGCAGTTAAGCTCCGCATCTGGTCGTACAACGGCAAGGCATACGTGTTAAAGGAGGTGGAACCCAATGAGTGACATAATCAAAATGAGTGCAACCAGCATCGCGTGTTTCAAGAAATGTCCATCCTTATACCACAAACGCTACATCCTGGGCCTCGCACCCATCGAGGACTCAGATGCACTGAGGGTTGGCACGAATTACCATCGCGTACAGGAGATATACGACGCCGAGCCGGGTGGGGTGTGTGAGTGTGTACACCCTGTACCAGAATTTGAGTGTCTGACGGGAACAGGTCCGCCGTGTGTCCTCTGTGAAGGCACTGGTGTCAACCCCCAAGACCCGATGGACGCCGTGGTCCGCCACCTCAACGAACGGTACTCGGTTCCACCTATGTCCAAGACCGTCGAGGAGTGGGAAACTGAGAAGATCACGATCCTCTACACCCTGATCGGATACCGCTGGTGGTACGAGCAGCAGGATGCCGACTACACGGTCGAGAGTCTGGAGCAGTCGTTCGACATCCCGCTGCTCTCGCCGACCACAGGTAAGCAGCTTAGAGGCAGACTCCGGGGTAAGATCGACCGGGTGTTCGCGTGTGGGGCCAACCGATTCGTCCACGATTACAAGTCTACGTCCAAGGCCATCGACCCTGATTCGTCGTTCTGGTCTCACCTCACGCTGGACACGCAGACCCGGCTCTACACCTACGCTGCTGCTCAGTTGGGTCTGGGCATGTGCGGTGTGTTGTACGACGCATGGCATAAGCCGGGGATCAAGCCGAAGAAGCTGTCGCAGGGGGATAGTAAGAAGTTCGTGGAAGGGGAAGTGGATCAGGAGACTGGGGATCGCATCCACGAGTACTGTGGAGAGGAATTTATCCTTGCTATGCACTGGCAGGGAAACAATTTACTGAAACTTCTCGTCAACAATAAAGAAGCGGAGATCAAACCCGGAGCCAAAGAGGGCACGTTCCAGATAGGTGAGACCCCCCAGATGTACGGCGCACGTCTACTCGAAGACATCACCGAACGACCGGAGTTCTACTTCGCCCGGAAGGAAGTCGTTCACCACTCGACCAGCATCGAGGCGTTCAAACACCAGTTGGTCAGTATCTATCGCACGATTCGCCACATGACGAACACGAACAACTGGTATGAGAACGAGCATGAGTGTGAGGCAACTTATACTTGCCCATTCGTTGAGTTCTGCTATAACAATATCGAGTTGGGGCCTGATGAATGCCCTGATAATTTCACAAAGAGAGGGAGGTGAGAGAGATGGAAGCGTTTGAGAAGTGGAAGAGGTCATTCTATCGTGAAAATGATCCACTACCCACTCCTTCGGCAGAAGAAAGTTGGCGAGCCTTTGGAGAGTGGCTGCTGAGTAAGAACGGGCCACTAGATGAAAGAGTACAGAACTGCGATTATGTGAGAGCAAAAATCAGACAAGAATTGGAGGAAACCGATGCCACCACGACCAACACTACCTAAACCCGGAGCCAACACAACCAGACCGGGCAAAGCCCCAGCCAAAACCTTCACCATAGCCCCTTGGGACGGGTCCATGTCCGGTGAAAAGATTATCATCTACGGTGATTACGGTATGGGTAAAACTACCCTTGCGTCAATGGCCCCGAACCCGGTGTTCATTGGCCTGGATGACGGGGGCCGGAAGCTGCACAACCCCCAGACGGGTGAGTTGCTGGCCCATATTCCCGGTGTCGATACATTCAAAGACGTTCGTGACGCCCTTGATGCCTGTCTCGACCTCGACTGTCAGACCGTCGTGATCGACACCATCACAGAGTTGGAGATACTGGCCGAACCGTACACGTTCGATACGGTTCCACTCCCCAAGAACGCTGCTCGTCGGAACCTTGAGGCATACGGTTACGGCAAGGGCCGCAATCACATGTACGACACCATGCGGTTGCCTCTACTCAACTGCGACAAACTGATCGCGGCTGGTAAAAATGTCATCGCCATTGCCCAATTAAGTTGTAACACACGTACTAACGACATTGGTGAAAAATACGTAAAAGAAGGACCACAGTTGTTTCACAGTGAGAAGGGTACGTCGGTCCTCAACTTGTGGTGTCGTTGGTCGGACCACATCTTTAGAATCGCACCGCAGAACATCGTTGTCCCTGATGGCAAGAAGAAGGCTTACGGGGACGTTATCAGAGTCATCAACACAGTTGGAGGGTTGTCGTATGAAGCTAAGAGTAGAACACTGGAGGAGCCGGTGATCTCGTTTGAAACCAAGGAGGATGATTCGTTATGGGTTATGTTGTTTGGAGGTGGAGAGGATGGCGCGTAAGTTTCAGATAGGAGACACAGTTCGGGTTGTGCCAGGGGCGTGGGCGTGTAGGGAGTTTAAGGTCGGGCATAGAGGTAAAGTGACTGGGTTTAGTCGTAATTGTTACTTTCCATATACAGTAGAACGTAAAAACGGGTTCGATTATACTTTCAACGCTCGTGAACTCAAACTAATCAAGAAAAAGTAACAGGAGACAGAAAAAATGGGTTTAATCAATCAAGAAGGCTACTACAAAGGCGTGATCGTAAGTGGTGGATTCGGCGTCACCCAGAAGGGATTGCCCCAGTCAATATGGATGCTCAAAGCATCAGAGGTCTATGATCCAGAGGGCGAAGAATACCTCCCCGCCGACAGTGAAGCAGACGAGATGACCGCATATCTGTGCATGTTCAACCATGACGGGAAAGAGAACTTCAATAATCCGAAGATCAAGAAGATCACAGGTTGGGACGGGGGAGATTTCAACGATTTGTCCGAAATGGATTTAGAAGGTGTCGAACTGTCGTTCCGAGTTGAGTATGGCAAGGGCGACTATGCTGACAGGCTTGGCGTCAACGGTGTTGACATGCCGGACGCCTCGCCAACACGCACTGTAACCAAGCTCGACAAACCTGAGATAGACGCCCTCCAAGCTCGATTCGCTGGAGCACTGGCCAAGGGCAAGGCCCCGGTTAAGGCCGCGTCGGCGAAGGGTAAGGGCAAGGGCAAAGGGAAGGGGAAACCCACAGGCAGACCGACCGCTCTGAAGACCGAGGCGGCAGTCGTGGGCAAGTGTACGAGCCAGGAAGCATACGATGAGTGCTTCGCCCTTAGTGGTTCAGAAGGTGGTGACGAGTTGGAAGATAAACTGAACCAAGTGTGGACAGAGGAGGCGAAGAAGGTCAACGTGGACGAGGACAAGATCACGGATGAGGAGTGGTTTGAAATCAAAGGACGTGTGAGCAAGCGGACCAGTACGGTCGGTTAAGGGAACTTGGGTGGGGCGGTGGCTGTGAAGAAACCCGATGTACAGTCGAACGATAAATCCGCCCCACCTATTTTTGGAGTGATTGAGATGGAACAATGTGAAGTATGGATAGAAGGAGTTGAAGCTAGGTGTCCCCATTGTCACACATACCACACATACTTGCATGTTGGTGATGTAGGTGACATAGTAGATTGCCGCGAGTGTAGCAAACAATTCCAACTCGGCGAACAGAGGTAACTGATGCCAGACATACAAAAAACCTACTCTTTCTACGCCGCTAACACAGCCCGTTTTCCAACTCTCTACGGCATACTCGCCTCCCAACTCGGGGTGAGTCCAGAGTCCGTTGCCAAGGCCGAGGTCGGGTTCATCCCTGTTGACCACAAAGGGAATCAGGCGTGGGCATTTGCTGAACGAGACGCCAAGGGCAGCACTGTCGGCATCCATCAACGACTCGACAATGGCGGCAAGTATGCAGTCCCTGGTTCCAAGCGTGGGTTGGCCTACATGGTCAACCGAGACACCACACAGTATGATGGAAACTATGGATGGGAGCGAACCTCGGCAGAGTATCCGTGCCCCCTTTGTAAAGGTGAAAGTTCTGATGGATCGTTCAAACCGAGTGGGTGTCTATACCCGAGAGACGAGTACACCAATCCCAACGCTGTGATCTGTGTCCGCACATCAGCAGGGGCGTCCAAGAAAATGGACCTTGGATATCTCCACATCTTCGATCTCGCCCGGCAGAAAGCGATAACCCAGAACTACTCATTCTTGTTACCTTCTGAGTATCCAGTTCTGATCGTAGAGGGGTGGACCGATGTTCTCGCTGCCTATGACATAGGTTTCATAGCCGTGGGCAAACCATCAGGGGGTAGCAAGAAGACCGCTTCAGACCTTATCAAACTCGTCACTGATCGTGATGTTGTTGTCATGGGCGAGAACGACGCCGGGGCTGGTATTGCTGGAATGGAAGCCACATCCATGTCGTTGATGAACGCCTGTAAAAACCTGACTAAGCTGATGCCGCCGAAGGGAGTGAAGGACATCAGGCAGTGGGTAGAGAAGGGACTGACCCAGGAAGAATTGCTGGGTCACATCGCAGGACGGGGCCAGCGGGTGACAGATCGCCCTCTCAACGATGACCGATCTGTGACCATAGCTGATGTCTGGATCAAGGATCACAACACACTCGACGGCAAGCGGACATTCAGTATTCACAACGAAGAGTACGTTGGGTTCGACGGGGTGGGTTACGAGCGACTACCCAAGAATAAAGTACATGGACAGTTATATCGTGACATTGGTAGTAAGTTATACTTGGATGGGGCCGGGGTAGTCAAACCTTACAAACTGACCCGCGCCAAGGTTCAGGATATTCTGGACGCCTGCACGGCAACCTGTCTTATCAATAATGATCCACCATGCTGGCTCTCACCGGGGAATCATCCTGATCCGTCTCGGCTGATCGTATTCCAGAACGGCATCCTCGACGTGGATAGTTACTTTGCGGGTAAGGTTCACATGATGAACCCTGATCCTAATTTCTTCACGTTCCACAAACTGCCTTACGCTTTCGATGAAGACGCCGAGTCACCACTATGGGACGACACAGCAGCGGACATCTTCGGATCAGAAGACAAGATACAACTGGCATCAGAGTGGTATGGTTACAACCTCGTCCCTGATATGACCTACGAGAAGCTCGTCATACTCAAGGGACTAACTCGTGCTGGCAAAGGGACTTATGGCAACACCTTACAAGCCTTGCTCGGGTACAAACCCAACTGCTCTGTCACCACCTTCCCCCAACTTGCAGGTCAGTTCGGTCTTCAGCCATTGAAGGATGCTCTGTCTGTTGTAGTTGGTGACGCCACCTCGACTGGTAGGCCGGGGAATGAGAACGCGATACTGCTGATGATCCTGAATATCGTTGGCCGAGATCGAGGGATCGTCAACGTCAAACACATGAACCACCTCGACATGGTCAGATTTAGTTGTCGATTCACTTTCGCCATGAACTTCTTCCCGACGTTCCGGGACGACAGTGGGTCACTTGAAGAACGTACCATGATCCTGACGTTTAATAACTCACACGCTGGCCGAGAAGACACCACACTCAAGGACGAACTCGAACGACAGGCATTAGAAGGTAGATTGATTAACTGGGCGTTGAAGGGGCTTGAACGACTGTATCAGAATCAAGGGTTCACAGTGCCTGACGAATCAGCGGCAGCACTACAAGCGTTCGGCGAACTCGTGTCTCCACTCGGCCACTTCTCGCGTCGGTGTATCGAGCCTGATCCGACTGGGACTGGTGTCGTTGACGACACGGCGTATGATGTTTGGAAGATATGGTGCAAGAATGAAGGACTCAAGTATGGCGGTAAGAGCGACTTCATCCACAAGCTACTGGCTATGACCCCAGGTATGATGCAGATTCTACCGGGTGAGGTCGGGAACGCCGAGCGGATGCTGATGGGAATCAAGATGACAGAGTGGGCCGAAGCGGTCCAGAATAAGGGAACAGGTTAGGATTGGGGGTGAGTGGAGATGGAAGCGTTTGAGGATTACTGTAGGTTTGCCAGTCTAAATGGAACCGATGAACAATCAGTCGATAGAAAAGAACAACGCCGAATTGGTTTTTATACTGCTTTATTGTGGATGAAGAAAGAGGTCCAACGTTTCAACCGTGAAGAAGGATACCACCTGATAGATGTTTTTAAGTTGGCCAAGGTAATCGAAAAAGAACTGGAGACACCATGACCCAACTCCTAGCCCTACTCGTAGGAGCCCTGATAATCTGGCGGCTCGTGGATGTTGTGAAGCGGATCAAGAAGAAATTGGAGGATAGAGATGGAAGCGTGTGATAAACAATTTGAAGTGTATGAAGGACATGATTTACCTAAAGACCCTCTGGATGTTTGGGAAGATGCTTGGCGAGCCGCCTTGGAGTGGGCGTTGAACTACGAAGTCCCATCAGAGATCAAAGAGCGTATCTTAGATGAATTAAAAAATACTTAGAAACAGGAGACAGAGAAATGAAAATCGAAATATGGGACAAAGATCAGAAGGAAGAGGAGCAGCCATTGAGGTTGCGGTTAGAACGAGAATTTGGTAATATATATCTGAATGCCGTTGATGCTAAGGGGCATCGTATTATTCAAGGTAGACTACTTGTGTTCCGCCCAGATGGTTGTTTTGAAAGGTGCCATCGAGTCAACACAACTCTTGGTTTACAACTTGATGATGTGGATAGAGTGGAGGTAATCCAATGAAAACACTCAAAACACTATCAGCAGTACTGTGCCTCGCCGCGTTCGCCGTCCTGATGGGGGCGTGTGCGATGCAGGATTATCTCGTGCCGTGTTATATTGACGAGCGAATGGGTGAGTACACCGACGCGAACATGACCAGCCTGAACCCCTTCTATACGACCCTCGCTGATGCGCAGCGGTTGGGCAGAAAGTTCAACTTCGTGAGTGTAGAGAAGCGGGAAGCCTTGTTACAAGAGATCGAGAAGGGTAGTCGATTCGATGCTTTCTTGGCTAAGGGACATGAGTTATACATGATCGACGCCAACGCCCTACGCGAGACAATGTTCGGTGCAAACGGAGTCGTTAGTGCAACAATGGGTATGTTGGGTCTCGGGGCTGGGTGGATGTTCCTGAAACGTCCTGGTGATCTACGTAAAGAAGATGTTGAGGAAGTGTAAAGGAGGTGAGAAGAGATGAGAACACTTAGAATGTATAAAAGGTCCGTGAAGTTCCTCTGTAGTTCGTGTGGCAACGCACAGACAGCAAAGACAACTTCACGCTGTTGTCGAGAAGAAAAGTGTTCACGGTGTTTGCAAAAACTGTATGAACTCGGTAAAGCAGCGTACTGGGGTTAACCCCACACCATCCCCCACACTCATCGGCCCCTTCGGGGTCGGTGGGTTGTGGGGTTAGAGAAGGAGAAGAGAGATGAAATCTCTGACAGAATTGCGTGCGTTAATTAAATTAACAGTAATAAATTGTCCTCTGCCTTGTATCGCCGACTTATTACAGAGTATAAGACCTGGTGATGTGGATGCAGAAACTATGTTTGATTTTATTAAATCACATTATACCAGAAAACAAATGCTGATGGGGATAGAGGAATATCAAAAATGCACCTCAGATAATAATCAATAAGCGAATAATAAAGGGAGAGAGTAAAAGGTGAAACGTATGTGGGAATCTTATTACTTTGATATAGATGAGAACACGGATATAGAAAAAATCAAAGAGTTAAACCCAGACACCTGTTTGTTTGACATTTTACAAGGTCTCACTGACCCCACCCAACCACTCAGCACACCCAGGCAGAGCAAAGAGGAAGACACCGACGACCAAAGCACTTAGGATGCCCATTGTCCAGCGTTGGTGGTAGATAAGTCCTTCGATCAGAGTCTCTACTCGGGCGAGTCTTTCTTTCACTGTTGGTTCGCTCATTGGATTCTCCTGAAGTCTTCAATCTGTGAGTTCATCAACAACTGAGCACGAGCTTGATCTCGGACCATCTTAGCCACGTCTTCGATCAGCGTAGCCTTCATGTGATCTGGCATCCTGCTCCACAGCGGACGACTCCGCAGTCGAGTCAAATATTGGGTGAGCCCTTTCTGTATTTCCTTCTGATATGTCTTGTACCGTGCGTCGTTCAGATACCACCCGTTTGACACGTACCGACTCAGGCCAGGGATTATCACATCAAGTCGGTCGATGTCATCTCGGATCGGAACTGGGAGTTTCTTTATGATGCCCTTCGTAACCGCGTGCTGTTCCTCCAATCGCCGGGCCACCATATCGAAGTTCTCACGCTCACTCCGCCCCTGCCGTTCGAGCAGGGCGATGTCTGGGTTCCTCTCTCTGATATACGACTGCGCGAGTGGTCCGATCTGATCCCAACCTATACCATACGCTTCTCGTGATTTCACGTCCTTGATCCGAGATGCCTCTGTGTTCGGTCGAACTGGATAAGTCATAGCTCCGATCCCGTGCATGGCTAATGGAGCTACGATCCCGGCTGTCGTCAGGCCCTGATACCGGGCCGCGTCTACGACATCCTGGATGAATAAGGGGGTGAATCGCTCAAACGCTTGTTTGGTAATGCCCTCGGGCGTAAACTCAAGTTTTTCACCAAGGAAGGTCTCACCTTCAATCAAGTCCATAGTCATGCCAGACGCGGGGGAGAATTTGCTTTGGATAAAACGACGGATAACCAGACCACGATCAGTGGGCATGATCCGGCCTGTTGCTGTGCCCTTGGCTTCTGCTGTAATCAATCGGGCTGTCAACCGTGCGATCTGGGAATATCCACCCCAGAAGTCGATCCTCGTGTTGCCAAACCTGATCTTGCCGAAGTCCGAAGATCGAGGATCATCCTCGACATCGACACCCTTCATCAGACTGAGGAGTCCGAGGATGCCCGCACCACCGACGAAAAAGAACATGAGGTCTTGTGCGATGATCTTGCGAGTCGGGGAGAACTTCCCAGCTTTGATGTCGCCAGTGGCCCCCTTGAACAGATCACCGAGAGCTTGGATGCGGCCCATCGTCAACCGAGGAGCGAAGAACAGGGCGTTCAGGGCAGGCATGAACTCTTCCAACCCTTTGACTGATCCTCGGCCTGTAGTGTGGTTGATGAACTTGGCCAGTAGCACGTAATCAGCATGGGTCTTGCCTGTACCCTGCCATTGCTCTGCGAATTTGACAAAGGTGTAGAATCGGAGGGCATTGAGCGTGGTCACATAGGCCCGCTCTGATGCCGGAATACCAGGGATTCGATGGGCAAGTTCAGAGATGAAGACCTCTTCACCCTTGATAACGCTGCCCATCTCTGACAGGAATCCACCTACCTTTTTGAAAGTGGGGTACATCGGATGTGATTTGATCTGCAACTCATTATAGCTTGCATACTCAGGTGATGTCCATGCTCGATAACCAGCAGCTACTGCCTTAAACCATATTTTAGGAGCGATGGGTAGGAGCATCAAGCCCTGTCGGCCAGCGGCAGACATATCGAACGACGCCAATACGGCGCGAGGAAGGTTGGCAGCGTCGATAATTCTCTTAGATAGAGTATGAGACTCAGCCCGGAGATCGTGCAGGGCCTTGGCGAACTCAGGTCCGAACACCTGTTCGAGCGCAGCGATCTGGTTGGGTTCCGGGAGCTTGATGTTGCCTTCAGCATCGGGGACGAACAAGGCGTTGAGTCCTTCGTCGGCGTTCAGGGTCTCAAACGTATCGAGCCGAGCGGTCAGAACACGTTGTTTATAATAGGAAATTTGATTTTCATCGAATTTCATCTGATTGAACCGTAGGCCGAGTTCCCCAGCTAGATGTGATCTGGCGGCGGCTGCTCGAATACTGGGGTGAATGTTCTCGTCAGCCATTGTTTTTTCCGCTGCTGCGATACGCTTGCCCTTCTCTTTCTTGATTTGGGCTTGGTGTTCCTCTCGGAATGAGGTGTCGATGTTCTTGACTGACTGGATCAGATGAGTGTCCCATTGTCGATTGAGAGCAGGGATTTCACCTTCAGGGGTTTTGGGGACTTCTAGTTCCGTTACGCCCTCAGTAGGCTCCCCAAACCGTAGGTCTACTCGCAACTCCTCAAGTTGAGCCTTATGCAGTTCTTTTTGTTTGATTGTTAGATCGTCATACCCATCTATGGCGGCAATGGCCTTGTCAATCTCCTTATTACTCGGACGTCCGATCTCGGGAGAAGCCCCGACCAAAGCACCACCCGCACCGAGAACACCACCGGCCAAAGCCCCGGCAGCAGCGGAGGCCCCAACCCGATTGAGTATCTGGGACCAGTCCACCATACCGTTCGGCTTGCGGGGAACTTGTCCGCGTAGAGCAGCAGGAACACCGATAGACACACCCTCTTGGAAGGCTTCTTCTAACCCCTCTTCGATGGCGTGCTTGAGAACCTGACCGCCGAATTGTTTCGCATCTCCACCAACTAAGTCCCAGGCCCGGCCACGGACATTGCGGATGAAGGATCGGAGTGATCCAGCCCCGGTCTTGTGGAACTTCATAATAGACGAAATCTGTGCCGCCTCGATAGCTGCGTTAATCGTACCAACGATCAGGCGTTCAGCGTTGGCCTCATCCTCGGATGCACCTGTGGCGATGGCCTCGTCATAGGCGTTCTGGCCCTCGACGGCGAACCCTATTGATGCGGCTCCAGCCAGGCCACCAGCGAACGCACCCTTGGCGATCCCGGCTCCAGCAGCCGCAGCGGCAGCACCAGTCAGCCCAGCAGTGCCTGCTCCAGCCGCAGCCCCACCTACAGCGGCTCCGGCGTATCCGCCAACCAGAGCGGCTCCCATGTATGGGAACGCCTCACCGAGTATCCGGCCAGCCCAACCAGCCCAGTTGCCATACTCCTGGGAGTAGTCAGCCTTGGCTGATTCGATCTTTCGTTTGGCTTCAATCAGGGATTCTTGTTTCCCAGGGATCAGGTACTCAGCCGTGCCAACGAGTCCGCCGCCCACGTTGAAGAACCCCCGGACGAGACCTCGACCGAGTTCACCACCAAATGATTCGATGACTCCGCCTTCTTGGCTGATCCCGAGGGAAGCGTCTTGAGCAGAGGTAAACGTATTAGATGGTGTTATACCGAGGGCTGCGTCTTCATCGGATATGAAGCCGCCGCTGATAGGTGTTGTCGTGAGTCCACCAATGGGGGTGATGCCAAGTTCTTCGTCTGTTAATGCCATTCTCTGTCTCTCTTAGAACGTAAATGAACCCCGTTGGGGTTTGGCTGTTTCCTGTCGAACGATGTCGGGGAATTGTTTTTTCAACAACCCATCAGAGACACCTGACACACTCGGGAACGTAAATCGCCCCGTGTCTACAGCGTCTTTGGCTCGACCGATGGGTATCTCGACCAATTCACCAGTGTCTTTCCGGCGTAGATATGTCTTACCTACAGCGGCTATCGCTTCCATGTGTTTGACAGTTAGTTCTCCAGTCGGAGGGGGTGGTCCTACACCTGTGCCAAGACCAGTCGTACCACCACTGGCGTCGGCCTCACGCTGGCGCATCATCTGATCTAGTAATCGTTTCTGAGGATCAAGGGGTCTACTCGGGTTCTTAACACCATATCGTTGTTGTTCAAGATTGAATAACATACTCTCATACTCGAACTCCCGGCCAGTGAACATCCCGTCTTCCTGAGCTTTTTTAACTGCTGTGATCTTAGCATCAACCTGACCTATCTCCCTGATCCGCTCTTTCTCTTCCTGCTCAAAGTCTATGCGGGAACGGAGTTCCATCTTTTCGATGTCCCACTCTTTAGCCCGGTTGAACCGATCAAGGCTATATTGCGTGGTGCGGAGTTCCTGCTCGAACTCCTGTTGGGATCGCAATTGCATCTTCTGCAAGTCCCAGGCCATAGCTGTTTGCCGAGCTTTGCGTTGGGCAGCTTCCTGATCCGCACGAACCTGTTCACGTTCGACTCGGGCGCGGTCTTCCTTCTCTCGTGCGGCTGTGCCTACAACGACTCCAGTTGTGGCTGCTGCTTTGACTGCTCCGGGTTGTTGTTTTGTGATACCCATTCTGGCTCCTATGCGTAAAAGTCTGGCGTCCTGGATTTGGTTCCGAAAACACCTGTTGTTTGATAATGGATGTCAACGTAGTGGATAAAAGGAATTGATGGCGTCCCAGTTAAATTAGTAGCATCCATCTCAAGCGTCAATTCAATCACCCCATCAGGCTCAAAATCATCTCGATCAAACAAAGCTCCTGTTGCTGTTGCCGCAGATATAGTGACTTCTGTAAGATGTTGTTGATACTGGGCTAATCCAGAGTTTCCGTCATTGATGTCAATGCTCGAAAACAAAGCTGTAATTGGAACAGCAGTAAAAGTTCCACCAGATACTCGGTTGTGTCCTTTGGCATAGATAGCTGTATATCTAAAATCAACAGTTCCACCAGTTGCCCCCGCGTTATTTTGACTCCAATGAACATGAAGGTGGATGTCTGTCCCCGCAACATAATCATGTGGAATATGATATGTAATAAAGGCTTCATCACCATTTCCAAACAACCAAGCGTTGACCACTCCGTTGTATGCAGTCAACGTGGGACGGGTTCCACCTGTGTTCTTACTGAATTGGTCCCCTATTATATCAGCAAACCCAAACGTCGGAGCAGCGAGATCAACTTTAATACCAACCCCTGATGTTTTGTTAATCACCCAGTCGGCTGTACTCATTAATGCCAGAGTATCAACAACTCCTGATCCGGTATTGACTCCGAGGACCAACTTGGCGAGTTGATCGTTGACTCCGGCCCCATCATGGGACATGGTAATCGTGCCAGTCTCAGTTTCTGTCCCTGCTCCGTCTTCTCGCTTACCTCTGAGTTTCCATGCTCCGCTATCATCGTCGTTGCTGCGTGTACTGACGTGGCCTGTTATTGTTGGGGCAGCACCAGTAATTTCTACCAGGGTTTCCGGGTCTTTTTCGTGAATCCCGACATTCAAATCCCCAGCAAACCTCATTACCTCTGTATTGCTTGCACCAAATATAAGAGGCATACCAGCAGCCGTATTTACGAGTATCCCCACAAGGGAATTGAACTCAAAGAGCGCCATATTGGCCTTGGAAATTCCAAATATCGTGCCCGCATGATTAGAGCCGAACATACTAAGACATAAGGTTCTATTAGCATTGTTTGTTATTTCTACTCCTGAACTGCCAGTACTGCTATTCGTTTTTACACGCAAACGGAATGTAGTACCAAACATCTCAAAATCAGTAACTGGGCTATTTGTGCCGAAACCAATCCGTTTATTCGTTGTATCAATATTCAGAAGGGGAGTGCCACCTCCTGATGCCAACCACTGATAAGCAGTAGTAGAATCCACCGTAGGTTGAAAGACAACATCCCCCGTACTCTGAATCGTCCCGGCAGGCCACTTCTGAACAGCAGTTGTATATGTCGCCCCCGTGAAATCTATCCCATAATCAAAAGCCTTGTTTCCAGCAGAGAGATTAGTTCCCTTAAAATAAATCCCGGCGTCATAAGCCTGACCGTTCCCACCGACAGCTTCATTCTCAATGTAGAGTGCGTACCCAGTCCCGAACGATCCATCATCAGCAGCATTACGAGAGTGACCCCTAAGATGTAGAGTTTTGAGATTGGTGACAGTATCCTTCGCTCCCCACTCGGTTCCGATTAGACCACCCCGCATCGTGGTAATAGTAGAAGCGTTGGAAGTTGATTTGCCTATGGCTTCCGCCATGAAGCCCATCAGGACACCAGCATCAACACCGTCGTTGTTCGCCGCCTGGAAAAGCCCTCCGAGAGCGGTCGCTGTAGTGTCAGTGGTGACTAACTGTGCCCGAGATCGGATGCCTGTCACATCGTAATCGTTGCCGGAGTAATGGAACTCCAAACCATACTTCCTTGTGTTGGTGACATCAATGGGTGAAGCCTGTGAGCCTCCGTCGAGTTTACCTGTCCAGGTAGTCCCCACCCATGTAGGCGATGAAGTTGTGTTGATGTCTTGGACTGTACCGACAGTAACCGAACCAGCACCGTTAGTTATTGTTGTCTGGTCGGCAGTAGCTGTGAGTGTAGCCAACACAGGAGCCGCCCCTGTGGAGCCAATAGGTATCTTACCGTTCGCAGCTACGCCCAACGAAGTCAACAACCCAGACACAGGATAGATCAGAGAGTTATCGGTCAACCCTGAAATCGTCAGTGTTGTGGTGGTGACACCGAGGAACGTCGGTGTCGAGGTCGGCCCGAGTTTAGACGATCCAAGCCGGGCTATCGCCTGTCGTACACTAATCCAATCCTTATCTTTGGTGTTAGAAGTTAGTCCCATTATCGACTTGCCTGTGCAGCCATCGCCTGTATCAATTGATTATAATCAGGGTACGGGTCTTCGATTCGTTCCACGAATCCAGCCTTGCCTAACTTGAGTTCAGATGTCCTCTGTTGAATGATGTCTTCAAGTTTCAACCGGGACAGTGCAGCCTGGTTCTCGGCCTGAACTGGGATACTGGCAGCAGTGGTCGTACCATATAGTCCAGACGAGACTAACTGCTGTGTGCCAGCCCCGACCGCTCGGGTTTTGGATTGTTCGATGTCAGCGAGGCCAGCAGTTCGGAATGCTCCCTGGCCCTGACCGATCAGTTGGTCGTAGATTCCTCTGATCTCGGTCTCGCGTTTGACGTTGGCTTTCAATGCACCCGCTTCTCTTTTCTGAGTGTCCGCGTAGAGGGATGCGTAGTTGATACCGCCACCAGAAGTGGTTCTGGCTGGACCTCGACCAGGCATATATCCAAACAATGCTTTTTTGTTTATTACTCCAAAACTACCGCCGCCGAATGCAGTTCCTAATGCCATTATCGAACCCTTCCCGATTTCTGAGTGCCATAGAGCACTCGATTGATTGACCACGTTTCAGAGGCCGTGGAGTTATAGAGTTTCAGCCCCCAATATGCCCCCTTCATTCTTGGTTTTATTTTGCTCTTTCGTCCTGGACCCGACAGGGTATCAGAAGAAAAGGCAGTGTCTCCATCCACGATGGCTTCGAGAACAGTCTCCGCATCATCGCCTTTGTGGAGTTCGTATGTCACTCCGTCGGTATCTCCAGCGTCTCCGCCAGAAGCTCCACCCGCCAGATCGAACACCAGTTCGGTCAGCTTACCGTTCTGATCGGCGATCTCGGACAGTATACCGTCTCGGCCTATACGTGCGGCCAACGGTGTGATTGGATACGTCACATAAGACGAGATCGCTTGATCTGATCCGCCGATGTCGTCGTCCTTGGCCGTCGTAAGGAACTTCCTGATGTATCCGTCCTTACACCCGACAAGGAGATCAGCAAAAGTAGTGTCGTTCGCGTCGTAGTAGAAAATCGAGTATGGCCCACACTCGTTGGGATAGGATTCGGGATAGAACCCCTTGGTCTTGAAACTGTAGAAGTAGTTCGAGTTCACTCCTGTTGCCAATACGGTGATGCACACCACGATTCCGTGCCGTTTCTTGTCATACCCCATTGTGATCCGGTGGGTTGTAGGATCAGCGGCTTCGTCGTCGATGATGTCTGGGAGGACCATCTCGGTCAAGTTCCTGATCCCAGAGAAATCTGACTTGAGTTCATATAGACCACCCGACCCCCAGAAGTATAGATTACGGGAGTCATCGAAGCACCATGAGTTTGCTCCGAACATCCCGGTCGTATCACTGAGGTTGTCGAGTGAACCACCAGCCACCGGGTCGCCCCGGAGAACCCAGAGTGTCGAGGCGCAACCGAAGATCAGGTAATCGTCGTGGAAGGAGATCAGGGAGCGAACGATGTCTGGACACTGCCCGGCGTCGGCGTTGTTGCCTGCGACGGCAGACATAGGATCGTCTGCTCCATAGAGCCAATTGAATGGATCAGCGAGTTTCGACATGAACCATTGATTCGGATACTGTGGGTTGCCAGATAGAACCAAGCGACCTCGGTAGACTGTGATGAGGTATGCCTTCTCGGGCATCGCCCCAGATGTGCCACCAGGGTACACAGTCCAGTCGTACCAATGTGGCTGACTGGCCACAGCAGAGGGAACTCGTGTCGCGGGGTCCATGCCGCCACCTGACAGAGTGTATCCGCCAGTGGTAACGAACGTACCTGACGTGGTGTACCCATATATCTCGGTCTTGGCTGTATTCACGAAGTCCACGATCATGGTAGCTGTGGATGTAGCCTGAGTTACGATGGACCCCCGTGTGGGGGCAGTATCCAAGGTCGTGATCGTGAGTTTGGTGTTGATGAAGTCTGCCACCTTGAGGTTAGCCCCGTTGGCTATGAACACCTTCTGGAAGGCGGAGGCCATTGTGAGTTGGTCTGATGTGTCTATGTCATCTATGCTGTCTGTCAACACTACTTGAGTACCTGCTGCCATTAGATTGCCTCGTACCAAATTTGATTATTGCCCGCCACTACCAACCGTTTTATCACGGCGGTTGGTTGGCTTATGTCAACTGTCTCTGACCCTAGCGATGAGGGGCCGACTGTACTCTGGGCTGCTATCGTCCCCGACAATTCGACGCCACCCCCTATTGACAAATTAGCATTTTCAACTACACTTTGTGCTGCAATGGTTCCAGATAATTCTGTGTAGTCAACTCCCGCTGAACTTGAAGCATATATACCTCTCACCCATGTTGCTTCGTTACTTCCAGCATCCCACGGATTAGGCAAAGCAGTGCTTGGAGTATGTGTACTAACACGGTCGGCAGTAATACTATAATCTGTTTCGGTAATTGTGTCAGTGTCGTCAACTTGTATTGCTATCCAATAAGTTGTTCCTGGTGTAACTGCCCAATTGACTGAAACAATTTTCCAACCAGCATCAGTACCTTTTGCATTGACATTGTCTACAAAAAGACGGGCGTCTGGTTTGTCATTTCCAACGTGATGACTATAAAGACCAACTTCAAAATTAGCCTCTTCTGTGTTATTATTACACCACCAGCCTATTTCTAAAATAGTTGTAACACCGCCAGGAACCACATCTTTTACGGCCATATCATAGGCGTCTATAATAGTAAGTGTTCCACCTGGGTCAGCAACCGGAGGTGTAGCAACAAAACCACAATTTGTTCCTAATACGAGTGCCATATTAGTCCAGCGTTATATCTAGTTCACCAATCCCAAATCTTGGAACTTGTGGAGATGTTATGACACGAGAAGCGTCAAGAGTCCCGTGTGTCAACATATTTCCCCCAGATGAAGCGTCTGCCAAAAAGAAATGTGTCACAGTTCCCCACGCCCCGGACGCTTCTGGGAAAGTAACCACAGCAGCATTCGCAGTCGCTCCCCCAGACGCGGCATCCCAATCAGAACCTGATGTGGCAACACGAGCGTAGTTATTACCACTCGGTTCAGCGAGACCACTTGCATCATCAGTCGGGTCGGCAGTACTCAATCCTATATAAGCGGTCGGCTTGGTGAACGAAGTCTTGCCCGTGACGTGGTCAAGCACTTTGTTTTCTGTGTAGTTGTTGAAACTTCCCATTTATATATCCTCATACCAAATTCGATTTTCGGCTGCGGCTACTAGTTTGCGATTTGTTGACACAAAATTGGCTTCGTATCCAGCGGCCAAGTACACGTAGTCAGTGTTCTCCACACCCACACCAGGAGGATCGCCATACGTACCGTCGTCTTGGATCAGGAGACGATAGTATCGTCCTGTTGTCGGGTAGAAATAGTTCACACCAACAGGGGTAAATCGGATTGTGACAAATGACCATTCATCTCCAGTTGTGGTTCCAACTACATTCGTGGAGTCAACACGCCAGTATCGTGTTGACAGATAGGAGTATGGGGCACCATCAGTGATTCCAGTTACAGTAAACGAGGTTCCTGCCTGGGCTGAGGATACGAGGGAGAGACTCCCAGACGTCGTCCCGTAGTACACGTTGTATGTATCAGCACCACCACCGTCTGTCCAGGCTATCGTTGCTTGATCGAGGGTGACAGACGTGTTGGCGTTAGTCGGCAAGGGAGTGTTGGCTTTAGTGGGGGCACCTTCAGTAGCCCTGATGCTTATTGTTATTGTTTCTGGTGAAGCCCCTGATAATCTACCTAATTTAAGATTTACTGCTGTGATTGTGTATGATGATGTAGCAGTAAAAGTTTGTGCTGTCCACTGTGTATCATAAGAAATAGAAGAAGCCCCTGCCCAAACTGGGTTGTAGCTGTCTCTCAACACATTAAAACCAGCACTAGTATATGTTTTGAACCAACAATCCTCGGCATCGCCCGACCAAGAAGAACCACTATTACTACTGAGAAATCTTTGTCCACCAGCATAGTCACCTGGCGATTTCATTTGACACAAGCAGGCATTACTAAACCCTACGCCAGCAGATCGAATAACTATCGCATATACAACACCAGAGGTCAATGCAGTTCCTGCGCCAAAAGTTATTTTAGTATCCTGGGGTTCTGCTGGAGCTTGTGGTAAACCGTTACCGGCTGTTGTACCACTCGCTAAATCTCCGCCTGTTGGATCACCTGCTGCCATTCCGCCACTCTCCTACAATATCGCTGCCACGACGACCATCGCAACGACAGGCTGTTCACTTGAACCGATCTGAGTCCCCGCCCCCCATTTCTCAAGTCCCGGCCTTTGTCCCAGCCGGAGTCTTCGTTCGAGGGTGTCGATTGGTCTCACGTTGTTCGTGTACCCAGACGTAGTGGGCGGTTCCTTATCGACAGGAAGCCCCTTTGATACACCTTTGATCGGGGGAGTGAGTTCTAAAATGATTATTCTCCTAATGAAAAAGTATAAACGTTTCTAATGTGGGATAAAAACTGTGAGACAGTCAGTTGGTGTTTCATCATATTACATGTAGAGCAGCACGGCACACAATTTTCCATTGTGTATCCCAGAGAATTGTCGGTTCGATCTACCCCGTTAAATTTCAGACCAAAATCTCGTGCGTACCCACGATACTTGTTTGTTGGCTCGATGCCACAATAGAAACAGTTTCTACGAGTCAAGTCATCAAATTGTTTTCGGGTTAAATCAAAAGTGTAATGCCTATTGTGAGCCGCTTTGCTATAACTACGAAACAACTGTTTCCTTGCTGCTTGATGATCTGGCAATTTGCGAGTGCCGCAATTGCCCGGCTGTAATCCGAGCTTTTTTGCCTTGCTTTGAACCGCCGCGTAACTGCGATTCAATAACTTTGCCGTTTCAGCGAGTCCCAGGGGCTTGTATTTTTCTTCTAACAGTTCAACTTCCTTTTTAGACCACGGCGATCCCATCAGTCTTTCATCCCTATCGCTTTTCTTTCTTTGCGTCTGAGATGTGCCGTGGCCGTAGTACTACCTGTGGCACCACCATAAGATGTTCTGCGACCACTACGTTCCCAGTGATACCGTGTCATTGGCTGTCGATCAGTACCAGTTCGTTTATTGTATTTGGATACATAGTCCAGATACTCTTTGTTGGTTTTGGTTTTTCTTTTAAGGCGTTTGGTTCGTACTGTAGCCATTAGTACACCTTCGCTTTCTTACGCCTGAGTACTTTCTTCTTCATCTTACTCTTCGGTTTGATTTTCGGTCTATAGTCTGAAGTTTCTGGCATGTCATACTCCTTACTCGTTAAGCCCAATTCTTTTGTTCATAAATCCAGCATACATCTACATAAACAGTTGTGCTGTCAAGGTCACTGGCAATGATAATGAATCTGTCATTACCAAGTGTTCGCATGTAGTAGGTGCCTATCATATTGGTCAAACTACTTTCGGTGCCCTCGAACAGAACGTCTTCACTAGCCGGAGTGATCGTGTCGATGAAGTGAATCGTTGACGTGTCGGTATCCTGTGTGCCAGTGACTATTGTGAGTTGTGCGTTTCTGTTGTAGTGATCCCCTGCTCCTCTGGCATTATACATCTGAAGAATTGAATCCAGATCAGCCGCCCCGTCCGCCCGGAACCGCAACAACATAGCATACGGTCCAGGCAGAGGAGGAGTGAGTTTGACTGTCTTGGCTGCGGCGAGAGCATCAACAGTAACGACGTCCCGACCTGTCACCGCCAAAGCGGCGGTTTCACTTGTGATTGATCCCGCAACGTTCCATTTGGCGGGGAAACTGATTAAATTTTGACCACGCATGTCATTTCTCCTCTTTACGTTATAGTCTTTTATGTAGCCGAAGACGAGATTAAACACCAACCGATTGTGGCTCCATGCCACTCGAAGCGGTTGTATCCACCGGCTGCGGTGAGTTGAGTTCCGTTATCACCAGTAGTGGTAGTGACGTCTACCGTGTCAGTGCCACCCTCTACTTCTAGCAGGACGTCGAGCTTCTGTGCGTAGTAGGTGCCATCGGGGACTGTGATCGTCATATCAAAGGTGCTGGTCGTAGTGACACGGATAAAACGATCCTGGATAAAATTATCTGGCGACCCACCCATTCGAGCCGTATATGTTACCTCACCTGACGCCGTGACGAGAGCCACTGTCCGAAGATCGTGGGCTTTACGTTTTGTTTCAAACCAATTGACTGCGGTTGCCATGTCCTTACTCCTAATAACTGGTTAATTTGGTGGCCACCTTTGGGCCTTATCCTTGACTGTAAATATCACTCTGATCCACATAAGCGAATCGTGTACACGGTCCACCTCCAGCATTCTCATCCAATCCGAGGCCCTTCCTTGTATAAAGGTTGCCTATCGTGCCTGTGTCTGCTTTGCCTGAATCAAACCGGATCGCGGTCTGAATCAACCGAGCTGCTTCCTGTTGGTGATGTGTGGACGTGTTGTCCTCTTCCTGGGTCTCGGCCACGGCCAGACATGATTCCAGGATCGCTTCGATGGCCATAATCCCACCGATCATCAGATCAGTGGTTGCCGCCAGCTTAACAGGATCAATACGGTAGAAGCAGCTAAACGTATACTTCTGACTGGGGTTTGGGTAGAGCCACAATTCGTAAGTAGTCCCGATCTCGATGTCATATCGCTGGGGGATGACGGCGTAGTATAAGGGCCATCCACTTGTGATCGTGTAGCTCCTCATCTCCTTGATCTGCTGTGCGCTTCGTTTGCGTGGGGGTCGCAGTGCTTGGCTGTCGTTGTGTGAGAGATCAGTGAGCATATCAGAGAAGTCCACAGGAAGCGAATATTTCCACTGTCCATTGACCGTGCTGAACGACCAATACTGCTCGATGAATGACCACTCATGGGGTGTACCATATTTCATATCCATCGGATAGAGGAACTGGCGGATGCCACGATCAACGAGGTTTTTACACGTCGTTAGGTTGGTCCCTGTTGGGGCCGTACCATTGGGTGTAAGAGCAAGGAAGTTAGAGACTCGCGTGTATAGGTCAGCGTATGAGAGTGTGAGTTTGGCCATTGTCATTCCTTATCTTGATGCCAGCCGGGTAGTCCGCACCGGCCAACATCAGGAGACAGAGTCTTATTTCTTGTTGCCGTCTGATTCTTTTTTCTTGGGTTTGGCTTCTTTCGCAGTGTTATCCTGAACCGTAGCTGCTGTCACTACCTGCATCGACTGTTGTAATACCACATGATCTGTTCGTGTGCCTTTGAACTCAGAACACACCTGATCCAGATTACCTAATGCTTCTTTAACTTCCATTTCCTGTCTCCTTAAAATGGGGAGAGCCGAATTGCTCTCCCCGTGTTCATCTGATTAACCGTGGTCCGCCATCATAAACAGAGGACCGTTGCCGCCAATACTGCCCGCTATGGCGTATCCAGCGATCTGTGAAGAGTTCGCGGCGACTACAGAGACGCCCAACGCAGTTTCTATATCAGAAACGTTACCGTAATCGTGCCACCAACCACTCGCCAATCCACCGGAATTGCCGAAACTACCCTGCGGAATAGGCCAACAGATTCCCTTGGTCTGTAGCCAGAAGTAATTGGCCGCAGCCGAAACTATGGTAGTGGGAACACCAGCCTTTACCTGATCTCGCAAGAGGGACTCAACCATAACACTCCAGGGGTTCTGATAAACCTCTGATATATGAGTACCTGCCACGATGGCCTGGTTAAGTTGGCCATCCAACTGGATGGTGAACGCTGCCCCATTATCAGCAGCGTTATTACCAACGATTCCTCTGAGTGTAGTGTTGTAGTCCGTAGCACCATCCATGATAATCACATACCCACCACGCAAGAAATCAGCAGTCAGGGCATCGTGTGTGCCAGCCGCAATCGTAATTTCAGTTGAGCCAGCATCGTGGGATGTGGCGAACGCAGTGTACCCCAAATAACCACTGTCAGAGAAAGAGCACGCCCTTGACGCATAGAGAGCAGTAGCCCCAGTAGATTTGGCGTACCGATACTCCCTGCCGTCTGCCAATACAAGGCGATCACCAATGTCGAACTCCTTATCCTTGGTAGTCGTAGGAGTCACATACAAGAAGTTAATATTGGGCACCTGTGTTTCGTAAATACCCTTCTTGAGGGTATCGTCAAAGTGCTTTGTGTAAGCAAAACCTTTAGCCATTTTTCTATTCCTTAAAAAGTGTTGTCAATCGCTTACGAACTCGGGTGTTGGCTGACCAAGAACCCGGCGTTCTGTGGGTCGTTGCACCACATCTGATACCGGATGTAGATGAGTCGCTGCATCACAACGGCACGAGTCGGATCAGTACCAGTGAGTTCTTTGAAGTTCCAGTTTGAGTCAACAATCGGGAAGAGGTTGCTATGGTTTATCCCGAAAATCGGATCAGTGCCATACAGTGACGTGCGGGCCTCATCAAAGAGATCGACATACGCGAGTGGGATGCTCCTAAACGTGGGCGTACCCCAATGCGAATCTTCACGATACCCCATTTGATCGTCGGCCTTCGCGTAGAACGAATTCAATTTAGCGATCACGTTATCAGAGGTGTACATCGAGAAGTCGAGCAAACCGTTCTTGCCCTGGCTCGGGTCCATCGGCACAACAGGAGCCTGGAACCCGGTCTTGCGCACAGCACGATCTAACAGCGTGAGCAGAGACTCATCAATGTTGCCAAGGTGGTCGGCGTAGTAACTCGCCCACCCAGTGTTGTTCGACGCAGACGAGTTCAACCCTGCTGTATCATAAGCCGTGCCGGGGGTGCTGCCGTCATTGTAACGAGACTGATAACCAGTCCAACCACCAGTACTTGAGGCAGTGCCAACTCGGAGCCAAGTGTTAAGCGAGTTCGGGCTGAGAGAATCGTTTGCACTAGTAGGCCCAGTAACCATCGAAAGATAAACACCTTCGAGGATGTCCTTCATCGCAGAGCGATACTGAGACGCGAGTACGTCGTAAATCTTCTGGGCACCACTGTTGAGCGACGTTTCCAT